TTATTGAATAAAATCAATGATAAGCAGTGTCGTAAAACCACCTACGGGTGGTTTTTTCATTTCTGTAATCTGCATTTCCGAAGATGCATCCGAAGATGATTTTTCCACGGACGCATAGCGATTCATTTTCTCTGACCGCCGACAACCGGCACAATTTTAGTTTTCCTGTCATAAATCGCGGTTTGCCTCGAGTTTTTATGCCCTGAAATAGCCTGTTTCTCCTCGAGGCTTCCTTCCAGATCAGAGACACCTTTCGCCTTCAGATCGTGAAATGTGAAATCTATCTGCAGGTGAGGGTGTTTTTCCTGCGCTGCGATTTTGGCGTCGCGCCAGCGTGAGTTAAAACCGTCGCGGGTGTATTTGCTGCCGGCGGGTTGGTGAATGACGAAGAGGCTACGAATACCCGGCTTTAATGGCAGGGAGCGGGCCAGCGCCACCGCAGCGCGCAGGCGAGGCGACCACGCCTTGATTTGCTTAACGCCTGTTTTACCCTGGCGAATAAAGATCCCGGTGTCGCGCAGCTGGTCTTCCGTCAAAGACAGTACATCGCTTTGCCTGGCCAAACACAAATAAGCGATTTCCATAGTGGCGCGCACAACGTCAGGAGCAACGTCATAAACCGCCTGGTATTCTTCATCGGTGATGTAGCGCTCGCGGGAGACCTCTTTAAACTGCTTAACACCCTGGCAGGGGTTGCGCTCGACATAGCCGCGTTCATAGCCCCAACGGAATACACGCGAAAGAAAACTCTTTTCCCGGTTGGCCTGGGTGCGGCTGGACAGGCCCCGCTGATCCATATAGCGGCGGATGTGCTCAGGCTTAATTTTGTCCGGGTGCACCTTCCCAAAGACCGGTAAAACTTTACTCGCGTATTTCGTATAGTCTTTCCTGGTTTCAGCTGCTAAATCCATAAAATCGGGGGAGCACATGAACCGCTCGGCCAGCACCTGAAATGTCTTTCTCTCGGCTTCCTCGCCCATTACTTTTTCGTAGGCCAGCCATACGGCTGATTGTGGTTCAGTCAGCGCGCAAAGGCGTACAGCTTTGTTATCCTTACTCCTGAATTCAAAGGCTGCTTTGCCCCGATATACGCGGGGCGGCATCCAGTTATCGGCGGGGTTTTTACGCTTTCCGGCCATTAAAGATAGCTCCGAAGTCTGGTTCGTCATCCTCCCGTAAAGGCTCTTCCTGATTGCGATACTTGATCGGGTTCAGGAAATGCCCCCACGTCGTTTTAGGGTGGCCGTCTGCTCGTTCCATGAAGAAGATACCAGCCCGGCGCAATGCGTCGCATTGTTTCGATTTAAGTGGGGTCCCCGTCAGTTCGATCATTTCTTCCCGGGTGATGATGTCGTGATCGTGTCTCATGGTCTTTCCTCTGCACGCGGGCTATAGCGCTGTCTGCCTCTTCGCAAGCGCGTTGAATGTCGGACTGGGTCAATGTCCGTTTTCTGACGCTGGCCGATAGCCTGCCAATTTTGATATCGAAATCTGAAAGTAGAATGGTACCTGGTTGCCATCGCAGCATTGTGGTCTCCGTTGATAGGGTGAACCACAATGCTAACGACAGCTGCGGGTTATTTCTGATTAGGCTTAATCAGGTTTGGTTTGTTGAGAAATGCACCTTTCTCCCGGGTTATCTTCACGTTCCGGGGAAAGTGCATGCCGAGCTCGCTGCGTGCGAACGCTTCGATTATGGCGTTGGTGCCGTCTGGTAGAACGACATGCACCGCATCGCCTTGCTTCAGGGAGAGTTTCAGCATATCAGCGCACCTGCAGTGAACGTTCGCCGATCTCCAGATGGGCGCCCGGTACCGGATTTAACAGCTCTGCTGGCACCTCTCCGCCCTCGGCGGTGATTTGTGCGGCTGCGGCCTGTGCAGCTTCCAGCGCCTCTTTGATGGCCTGTTTATCGGGAGCGATTACAACCTGAGTGGTCACCAGTTCATCAGGGATCAGATCGGTATTATCGATCACCACGCTGACGCTACCTTTGCGAGCGGTGAACGTGTTTTTTGCCGTTTTCAGCTTATCCAGTCCGGCGGCCATCAGGCAGGACAGAATATACTTACGCAGGGCCTTATCTTTATTCTCAAAGGATTTCTTGCGCTCGGCCAGGCGCTTCATTTCATCATCGCAGGTGCTGGCCTTGCCCAGGTTATTGCGTGCGATCACCATGACAGCATCCAGTTTGTCAGCCAGCGCGCCTTCAAGACCTTCCAGCGTATCGGCAATCATTTCCGGGGTCAGGTCATCAGAGCTTTCCAGCAGCTGCAGCAGGTTCTGGTAGTCGGCAGCGATAGCAATAGCAGTAGTAGTGGAAGTCATTATGCTTTCTCCTCGGATTTGTTCAGTTCGGCGATACGTGCATTTTTGATATCTGTCAGGCGGCGCAGGCGGCTGCTGAGATGGCGGGAGTGCTGAGTGTCTCCTTTTGATTCTGCATCCTTGCGGTGTATCTCCAGCTCCCGGGCGATAGGGGCAAACACCTTGTTAACTTCATTGGCCGATACGGCGGTGGCGAGCGTGTTGGCTACACGGGTCAGTTTGTCGTCAAACTCCTGGCGCAAGCGCGCTGCATCCTCGGCGGTTTCGCTGGCGTTTTTGAGGTCAAACTCAGCTTTGTTTTTCTGGCGGTACTCCAGATTGTCGTAAAGGCCCATGAAAATATCGCCGCTGAATCCGAGGCCGGATAACGCCTTTTTGGTGGCGTCCGTCAGCGATTTTTTAGCAGCTTCGCCGTCGCAGATCGGGCCGTATTTGCTGCCGTAAATATATGGCGTGGAACCGTACGCGTATTCCTCACCGCGAACGCCGTTCACCAGAAACCACAGGCGAATTTTGATTACGTGGTGTTTTTCAGTGAGGAGGCCGCCATTGCCGTCGGAGATCACTTCCCATGCCTGGTTGTTTTCGCTACCCTGGGTCTTACGAGTTATCGGCGCGCCATTGTCGAAACGCTCTTCGATGATATCCACGCCCCAGCCGATCCCCTTCATGCCAAACTCTTTGGTCGCCATCATGGTCAGATACGTGCCGTTGATCGAGGTGCCGCCGCCGTTTTGCGTGAAGGCTTTGGTAAAGCGCTCATCGGTTTTGAAGACGCGCTTCCACAGCGCCAGGTTGTCCTCTTCGGTGCCTGGCTTACCGACTGACTGTACGACCTCTTCAGCGCTCGGTAGCACTTCTTGCTGATTTACCTGCACAACCAACTGAGCGGCATCACCAGCAATCTTTTCCGCTTTAACGCTTAACTTTTCCTCGGGTTCGCTGGCGTTGTCTTTGTCGGACGCATAAACGCCATAACCCATATCGTTAAGCGCCTCACGCGCCTGTTTCGCTTGGGTATCCGTTACAACCGGCGGCGCTACTTCCGCTTTTTCGCCTTCATTTGAGGCAATATTTTGCGTTGCTTTAACTTCTGACTGCTTAACGGATCCGGTTTCGCCTTCTTCAAAACGGCCGTTAGCTTCCAGCCATGAAGCGATGTGGCGGCGCAGGCTTTCGGGGAAATGGTAGGTATCTTTTGCCGGCGCGTTCTGCACAACGCCAAAGATGCTGGCGCGGTCGTATTTGAGGATCTCCGGGGTAGTGCGCAGAGATGCAGACCAGCGTTTAAAGTCTTCCCGCTCCTCGGCAATAATCTTTTCTGCATCGCGGAGGTTGCCGGATAACACCGGCGCTGCAGGCGCGATAGGGAGGAGGGCGACGGCTATTTCCTGATCCAGTGTTGCGTAGGTGTGTTTGTAACCGCGCTGGGGCGCAACGGTAAAACTGGCCGCATCATCGCCAGAATTACTGGCAGCCAGTGAAGATGATTTATTAGCTGATGCGAGTATTTCGTCGCGCTTGCCCGGATTTTCAAGCCAGCGTTTTACAAACTGAGAAATAGCCGCTTTGCCCGGCGACTGGTTTTCAAAGTTGGTGAAGATCCCCTGAATCAGGTTATTCAGCCCTTCAACGTGCATGTGTTGAACCGGCTCGTTATTGTGCAGGGCACACAGTACATTGTGGTTAAATCGGTCCTCGTCTTCCAGGGGGTCGTCGTGGTTATTCAGGTCGTCCAGATAATCAACAACCTGCGAATAAAGATGACCGTTCATTTCTGCGTTGCTGAAGAGCAGTACGGCAGCGAAACGCTCCTTGGGCGATACCGTCATCAGATCGATGATTTCATCACCGCCAGGCAGATCCGACATTTCCGCGCCCTGGCTGTTAACCACCCATTTTTCACCGTCGAAGGTATTCTCTTGGGCGAATTGCTCATCGAACTGGCCGACGGCGGGGCGCGGCTGCCCCACGGAGTCTTCCCAGATTTTAGGTTTGAAATAGTTATCGCCGTTTGCCGGGTAAAACTCCCACAGTTTGCCAACCATAATGCTTTCGGCAACCTTCTTATTTGGCGCATCGATGGCGATGGCCAGCGGCACGGCGCCGCTGTCTTTGATGGCTGATTTTTTCGGCTCAAACAGGCCGTGGTAGATGGTCATTGGTCTTTCCTCATTCGTGATTAATTCGCTGGTTAGGCGTTTTGTTTAATTTCAGGAAGCAGCCCAGAGATCACACGATCTGCGGTGTTTTTTGCTTCTTGCAGCCGTTCCAGTTCACTTTCTAGTTGAACCTTCTGTCTTTCCGCCAGCTCTTTAATTTCTGAGCTATCGACCTTGAGATAGCACTCGCCATTTCCTCCACCTGCTAAAATCCCGGAGGAACTGCATTCGTTACCGCAAATTTTGATGATCCTGTTTGCACGTTCTAAGCCGTCTTTAACTTCTTTAATTCTTTCCAGTAAATTTTTAATATCCATGGTCTTTCCTCTTGGTTACTGGCGCTGGTCACGCGCCGGGTCTTTAAAACGGAACGTCGTTTTCTTCAATCGGAGTGTGATCTATGCATAGCAACTGCTGAATCTGGTCTTCAATAACACCCAACTCCTTCTTAGCTTCGGCAGAGATTTTCTCTTTCTTCGCGCGAAGGGCATGGACCTGCATACCAACAATGTCGATGGGTTCTAAAGCCGGAATGGCAACCTCCACCGTTTTAGTCGTAACGAGAACGTACAGATCAGGGTATTGCTGTGACATATCACAGGTGAATGAGTGATAAGACGTCGGAAGATATGGGTTTGTTGTTGCGAGAACGTAGATAGTTACGGGGATGGTAAGCGCTTCCATAGCGACTCCTTGATGATATATACTCAGAGCCGATCGGCGACTCTGTCGTTGGTCTTTCCTCGCTGCAGGGTTGGTCCCCTGTAGCATTCCGGGCGGTTTGGTCACTGTCCCGGGTAAATTAGCCCACTTCGGTGGGCTTTTTTACGCCTGAAGATTGCCGGTCTTTCCCGGCTGTCAGGGCTGGTCAGGCCGCTGGTCTTTCCTCGCGTTGCGTGAATGCTTGAAAAAAATGCCCGGGGCGCCCGGGCCAAGACTACACACAGCAATTTTGGATTCGTTGCGGTCTTTCCCGCATGTCATCGTACTGTCGGCGACCCGAAGAATTCGCGCCCGTCTTTCCGGACTGTCAGAACTTTCTGAACAACTGCCGCGTGGTTAGTGCGTCGTTGATGTGTGATAAATTAGTCATGACTAACATCATAGTCAAGATTAAAATAAGTCATGACTAACAAAAAGGTTAAAAGAAAAGATAACTAATTGAGTTATAACTTAAATTATTTTTTGAGTGTTTTTCGTGTGGTTAGAAGTTCTTCGAATAATTTGTTGAAACCATCTACTTTTTCACGCAATTCATTCAAATGGCGTTCTTTCTCTGATGCTGGTAGCTGATCAAATAATTCTAAAAGCTCCTGCTGATGGGGGGTTAGTTCAAGCGGCAAATCTTCTACTGAGGCGGGGATTTGATCATCATCTCCGAAAAGAATCCAGGTGGGAGAGCACCGCAACACTTTGCTAAGCCGGAAAAGATTTTTTCCTGTGGGTTCACTATCATCTCTTTCCCATTGGGAAACGGAGACGTGAGAAATCTGCAGCGCCTGTGCCAAAGAGCGCTGTGTAAAATTCATTTCTTTTCTGCGGTTACGGATCCGCGATCCCGGGGATTCTATCGTCATCGTTAGCTAATACTAAATTCTCTTGACTTAGTTTGCATTAACCCCTAATTTGTTAGTTATGGCTTACAAAAGGGGAGGCTTAAATGTATAAATCTGACGCAATTAAATACTTTGGCAGTTTAACCAAGTTGGCGACCGCCGCTGGCGTGCGGTTGCCATCTGCCAGCGCTTGGGGAGATATCATCCCAGAGCGTAGAGCTGCAAGGCTGGATCGAATTACAGAAGGGGAGTTGAAATACGACCCCGCTCTGTACGACTCCACCCGTTCAAAACAAAGTTAACAACTAGCGTGATCGAAATCTGATTACGCTTAATCAATTTTCAGCGACAGGAGACGCGAAGTGGAAAACCTCGATGAACTGAAACGAGAGATTTTCAACTGGGCAGCGGAAAGCGGGCAGGAGTTTGTCGCCATCGAGATCAGCCGTATGTGGTTTCGTCTCGGCGGCAATACCGGCGCGCTGAAGCTGCACCAGATTGAAGACGCAGCAGGTAACGCCGACTGGCGGGCCATCAACAACAATCGTCAGCAGATCTTTCGCTGGCTGCGTGGCGAGACAAAAGCTGCGCGGGCAAAAACCATAGCCCTTTCCAGAGCGATGGAATCGGCGCTACCGGCGGAACGTTACGCGCGCTTGGGTATGTCCACCCAGTATTTGATTTGTGTAGCCATACGCGAGTTCGCCGCGGCGATTATAGCGCTGCTGCTGGAGGCAAGAGACGGCCCGCAGCAGGTGAACAGGGCATTGCAAGCTATGCGGGAAACACAGCGCCTGACCAGCGTTTAACCTGTACCGAGGAAAGACCAATGAGAACACAAGATCGCATCACCTGGCGAAACGGGTTTCGCCGGAACGGGGTACAAGTCCCGATTGAAGATATCGAATCGATTTTCGAGGAGCGTCGCGCTGCTGCGCTGACGATCTGGGAACGCTACGAACTGCGCAAAGCGGCCCTGCAGGAAGCGGGACTCTCTCAGAAAGAATACGAAATCGCCTGCCGCCAGCTGGCTGACTCGCTGGGGATCTGACGATGAATATTTTGCCATTACTCGACAGGCCGATCGCCTTCCAGCGTAGTTTTATACGGCTGGATATTGGCGTAACGGCTGCGCTGTTCCTGTCACAAATGACCTACTGGACGAACAGATCCGACGATGACGGGTGGGTGTATAAAACTCAGGAAGAATGGGAGGAAGAAACCGGCCTGTCTCGCTATGAGCAGGAGGGGGCGCGTAAGAAACTCCGTTCAATCGGTGTACTACTTGAAAAAAGAAAAGGCGTTCCAGCACGTCTTTTCTACAAGGTTGATAATGATGTTTTATTTCAGGCACTTGTAGCCGCAAACAAGGATGCGGAAAAACCACATACTGGAGTGCGGAAAACCACCAAACAAGTTAGTGGAAAACCAGCAAACTTTCATACAGAGAATACTACAGAGAATATAGATCCCCCTAACCCCCAGGAGGGGGAAGGCGATGAACATATTTTTTCTGATGCTCAGAAAGCCCTCGAGTTTTACAACCAGCAGACCGGTACTCGCTGCCGTGACCTGAAACCGTTTGTGGTGATGCTGACGGCAACGACAACGCGGGAAGGATACACACTGGCTGAACTGCAGCTGGTTATCCGCTGGGTATTAGCCACATGGCGCCGTCGCAGCAACAGCCTGCCGAAACCCGCGAACATCTGCCGGGTTAACCGCTTTGATGGCTATCTTGCCGACGCTGAGGCGTGGGCTGTTGTGGCAGCTGAGATCGACCCGGAAGCCGTTATGAACGGCTACAACGAAATTTTCTCTGACGTTCTGCCTGTTGCTGAACTGGACGCCGATCGCCGCCGGATGATTACCCGCCTGGCGGCCCACATGAAAAATAAAACTACCGGGGCGTTCCTGGGATACTTCGAAAAATTCCGCGCTGAAGCATCCGATTTTTATTTCGGTGAAAACGGCGGGTGGCGCGCCAGCTTTGACTACCTGATGAAACCAGAAACGTTACGCAATACCCGGGAAGGTTCGTTATGAGTCCGCAGGAACTGGAAGCGTGTGTACTGGCTGGCCTTCTGAACGGCGGCGCCACTCCGGATGCATTCGACGTGATCGCCTCTACGCCTGAAGAATCTTTCAGCATTGGGTTTCACCGTCGCGCGTTCTCAGAAATTAAAAAACAGGCGCTAGCGAATGGCCTGATCGACATGCTGTTTGTCAGTGAATCTCTGGGGGGGAGCAGCCTGGCGGATTTATCAGAAATTACGCGTATTCCTGCCACGGTATCGAACCTGAAGGGTTACGCAGGGAAAATGGTCAAGGCGTGGCGCAGCCGCCGTATGGCCGAGTTGCTTCAAAACGGGGCTGATGGTATCCGCCAGGCCAATAATCAGGAGCAACGCGATCAGGTTGTCGAAAGTGCCGTGGCACAGCTGCTGGACATGACAGGCGATACCGGTGACGTGCAACCGGTTCACATTAGCGATTTGCTGCCGACCTACATGGAAACGGTACAGAAGCGCATGGATGGCGAAGAGGGGACCCGTAACCTGAAGACGGGGATCGCAGAGCTCGACGACGCTACCGGCGGTATTAACCTGCAGGATTTAATTGTCGTCGCTGGCCGCCCTGGTATGGGGAAAACGGAATTTGCGCTGAAGCTGGTTGATGGTGTTACTGCTTCCGGCGGCGGCGCGCTGATATTCAGTATGGAAATGGCCGCTGCGCAAATCGTAGAACGCTCCCTGGCTGGCTCTGGCAACATGTCGGTGTCACGCCTGCGTAATCCCCTAGATATGCAGGATGAGGACTGGGCGCGCTTTACTGCGGCGATGGAGACCATGAACGGGCGTGATATCTGGATCGTCGATGCTACAGACCTCACGATTGAGCAAATCCGCGCGGTTGCAGAGACGCATAAACGCCGGTATCCGCATCTGGCAATGATTGTGGTTGATTATCTCGGCCTGATTAAAAAACCGAAGGCAGAGCGTAACGACCTCGCGATCGCCCACATATCCCGAAACCTAAAAACTATGGCTATGCGCCTGCATACGCCGACATTCGCGCTTAGCCAGCTTTCCCGTGCCGTGGATTCCCGCCCGGCGACCCAGCGCCGCCCTGTCATGTCAGACCTGCGCGATTCCGGATCCATTGAACAGGACGCCGACAGCATCATGTTCCTGTACCGCGATGAGGTCTACAACCCGGAGAGCCCGGCCGCTGGAATTGCCGAAATCATTCTGGGGAAAAGTCGCTTCAGCGCCGCCGGCGCCGTTATCTATCAGGAGTTCAAAAACGGCCATTTTCTGCACGTCGATCAACATGTCGGCAAAGAAAAAACACGCATTCAACTGGAGGCCACAAAACCACGAAAACAACCACGTAAATACTCTGAGAAATTCAATACCGATGCATTTTAACCGCGCCTGACCAGCGCTACATAACCGAGGAAAGACCAATGACCACGAATTTAAATTACCCAAAACCAGTGAATCCTGATGATGGCTGCGACTGGCTGCCCGTTATTTTATGGCGCATGAACGCTGGCGCCCGAGCTCGTAGCCGTTCCGTGTTTGTTTCGGCTCCACGCCCGGCTCCTGTTGACGGCATTACTCCACAAAAACCGGTTAAGCGTGAAGTAGCAGCGCCCGTAGTATCCGGCCGCCAGCGCAAAACGCATATCGGGACTGTGATTTATTCCAGAGGCGAAAAAAGCGTTCGCCTGAGCGAAGGCGCGACCGTCTGGTCTGCTGGCTCCAATGAGCATTTTGATAAAATAACAGGCCAGCGCGTCGGCAGTATTGGCCGGCATCGCCTGGTGCTGGAGAGTATTAAGCCCCTGAGAAAGACTACCCAGGAAGTATCCGCCCAGCAGCTTGTTGCGCTGATGAAGGGTAAAAAGCTGTCGTACCAGAACATCCTTTCAGCCATTAAAAAACATCATCCCGGTGCTGAAATCACCTTACGCGATCTGCAAAAACGTATCGCAACGATGCTCGCATCGAATCACGTCGGAATTATTCGACATGATGACATGCCGGTGCCGCATTTCACACTCACCAGCGTGGATCCCCGCTATTACGCCAACTCAGAAAAAACGGGGGTTTAGGGCATGTCCGGGCAATCAGATTATCTGCCGCCCGGCTTACCGCTCAATCGCGCCAAATGGCCGCAGGAGTGCCAGATCAAAGAGCACTACGACATGCGGGCCTCAGCACTCATACGCCAGCTGTTCGAGAAGAAAGTTACTCGGCAGTACATCGTAGAGTCGATTGCTGCGACGCCGGAAAGCTACCGGGAGTTTTTCAAAGAACGATTAAATTTTTGGCGGGAGAAAAGGGCATGAAGAACTTATTTTCACTCGAGGTTGAGCATTACAGCAAATATACCCTGCGTTGGTTTGCCGCGGCGATAAACGCAATTGGCCTGGTTGCATTTGGCATAATTACTTATGGCATCTGCATGATGATCGAATGGTGGACAGCATGAACATCGATACAGTAAACGAACTCATTCAATCACTGGTGTCGGCTGGCGCGCTGTTTGTCTCCAACCATTCTGGCGGCAAAGACAGCCAAGTGATGCTCATCAATCTGCTTGAGGTCATCCCGCCGAGTCAGCTTGTCGTCGTGCATGCATCGCTTGGCGCGATGGAATGGCCAGGAGCGCTGGAGCTGGCCCAGAAGCAGGCAGAGGCCGCAGGCATACCGTTCATCGTCGCCCGTGCACACAAGACCCTGCTGGAGATGGTAGAGCGTCGATTCGTGAACCGCCCAGAGGTTCCGAGCTGGCCTTCTGCCAGTACCCGGCAGTGCACCAGTGACCTGAAGCGCGGACCTATCCAGCGCGAGGTTAGAGCCTATGCGAAGGCCAACGGGTTCAAGGTCATCGTTAACTGCCTGGGCCTGCGGGCTCAGGAGTCGCCTGGTCGCGCAAAGCGGCAGGCGTTCCGGAAGAACGAGACGGACTCCAACTCAGTTCTGACCTGGTATGAGTGGCTGCCGGTTCATGAGATGAAGGCCGACGAAGTGTTCACCACCATCCGCGAGACTGGTCAGGAACCGCATTACGCTTACGCGCTGGGTAATGAGCGTCTTAGCTGCGTGTTCTGCATCATGGCAAGCCGCAACGATCTGAAGAACGGCGCAACGCATCACCCTGACCTGCTGGAGCAGTATGCGGCACTGGAGGCTCGTACTGGCTACACCATGCACATGAATCGCATACCAATTAAGGAGCTTGCAGCATGACTTATATCACCGAACTGGCGCAGAAACGCAACGCTGCAATTTCTCAGCTAAGTGGCGCATTTGAACCATGACACATTAACCATCGTGAAGTTGACGCACTGTCATACGTCGCCGATGTGATGAATGAGCTGGTAGAGTCTAGGAATCCTTCCGTACGGCATACATGGAGTGGGGCAATGAAACAGGCTGGGGGCAGGCGGATAAGACGGTATTGATTTTTTGATGGTTATGTGTGAGACATAAAGTGTAGATATAGAACATTTGCATTACATGTCATACAATAGAATATCAATATTGATAATAATTTGAGGGGATATATGGATAATCGAGATGCTAGTTGCGAATCATCTCTTGATGAGGGTTCGCACAAGGACTTAAAAAAACCCATTTGCGGTATAATTATGCCTATATCTGATACGGATGGATATCCTGTCGGGCACTGGAATGATGTTTACTCTATATTATGCGAGTCAGCAAGGTGGGCCGGTTTTGAGCCAAAGTTAGTAAGCATAGATAAAAATGAAAGTGTTGTGGTTATTCATAAAAGTATTGTTCAGAATATATATGATAACCCTATTGTTATTTGCGATATTAGTAGCAGGAATGCTAATGTTATGTTGGAGTTAGGGATGCGCCTAGCATTTGACAAACCAGTAATCATTGTTAAAGATGATAAAACCCCATTCAGTTTCGATATTTCCCCAATAGAACATTTACACTACCCTAGTGATTTAAGATATAAAAAAATAAATGAATTCGAGTTATTGTTAAAAGAGAAAATAGTAAATACTTACAAGGCGTCGCAGAGTGATATAAATCACTCTACATTCTTGAAAAACTATGGAACTTTTGTAACTGCAAAGATAGATGAAAAAGAAGTTAGTATGGATAATTTCATTCTCAATGAGTTGGGAGAGATGAAAAGAATGTTGTTAAGTGCATCATCGTTAAATAGGGGAGTGTTGGCGCCGCCAGAAAATACCCTCCCTAAAGATGTTATGTTTGTAAGTGTTAGTAATTATGATGATTACAACTTAAGGAGGTTATATTCTTTCTTGGTTGAGGAAGGAGTTCCGGTTAAAGATGTAACGTCTTACGATGAAGGGACTCTTAGTGTAAGATTTAAACATGATATAACAACAGAACTAAAAGATAGGATGGATAGCTTAATTATTAAGTTTAAGAATGAACATGCGTTTTATTCAATTTTTTAATATGAGTAATTGATAGGTGTTTTGGACTTTAAATTCTGAACAGTTGCTGTGCCAAAAGTGGATAACCAATGGCGCAGTTTTTTTGTGAAATCACCCTGCGGCGTATTAATTCCGTTAAATCATTACGCCGCGCGAATTATCAGAAAAAAAGTCCGTATGGGCGGTATTTTGTATGCGGATTTTAAGCAGGCTCGAAACCCGGCGTTCCATCGTAAATTTTTCGCCCTCCTGAATCTGGGCTTCGATTACTGGCAATTGAACTGGTGTTGGATGAGCAGGAGCAGGAGATGCTGGCGCGTAACTGCGCCGCCCGGCGCCCTGGTCGTGCGCCGCCCGGCGCCCTGGTCGTGCGCCGTACGAAATGGCCGAGTGCATCGCGCTGCTGATCCGCCAGGATGATGCGCGGGTGAGCGGCCGTATTAAATCCAACAGTAAACGCCAGTGCGGTAAGTGCGGTGACCGGCTTCCAGTTGAAGCGTGCCCGTGCGCCGGTGACTCACAGTGCTGGGTTACCTCCGGGTGGCATGAAACCAAATTGACGGCGTGACACTTCACTGCAATAAATATTTTATTTCTCATGTTTAACAATTAGATAGGTTGTTGCATAGGCAACTAAATTTAACGTTTTGTGCTCTTAAAGGTTTGCGATTTAGTACAGATGGGAGTATATATACTGTAATTATATACAGTAAATCGTTGAAGGGGTGGGGGTTGTGGTTGATAAGCATAAGGCAGGCGATCTGCTCCCCGACGATGGCACTGTTTTATTCACATGCGAAAACGGTCAAATCAAGAAGACAAGATGTGTCCATGATAACGAGCATGTGGCATCTATTAACTCGTTGATTGAATTAGCAAAACTATCTGGTTACACCATTATAAAACCGGATGGGACTGTGCTATAATTACAGCGTTGGACTGAACACCCAACACACTGTATTTCTGAACAATTGCTGCGCTAAAGGGGAACCCAATGGCGCAGTATTCTTTTGTAAAAGCACCCGGTGATGTGTTAATTCCCGCATCGCCAGACGCTCGCGATTTTGTGAAGAAAATTAAACTGGGTGCCGTCCTGTATTCCGATTTTAAGCAGGCTCGAAACCCGGCGTTCCATCGTAAATTTTTCGCCCTCCTGAATCTGGGCTTCGATTACTGGCAACCTTCCGGCGGTGCAATATCGCCAGCCGATAAAAAACTGGTGCGTGGCTATGTGCAGCTGGTGGCCCACTATGCCGGGCATGCCGACACATTGCAGGAACTGGCGGTTCAGTATCTGCGCGATGAAGCAGAAAAACGCGCCGGGAATATCAGCGCGGTAAAATCGTTTGAAGCATTCCGTTCCTGGGTAACCATCGAAGCCGGTTTTTATACCGAATACCAGATGCCGGATGGCACCATTCGCAAAGAACCCAAATCCATATCGTTCGCAAAAATGGACGATGTAGAATTTTCCCAGCTGTATAAATCCGTATTAGATGTCCTCTGGAATTTTATTTTATTCCGCACCTTCCCAACGCAGCAGGCAGCAGAAAACGCAGCCTCGCAATTATTCAGCTATGCCGCCTGAGAATTATCGCCATGACCAAAGACGATAAACGCTGGCTGGAAGACGTTGCATCACTGGGTTGCGTCGTATGTAGAAATCTTGGCTATGGCGCCACACCCGCAGAAGTTCATCACATACGTAAAGGGCAGGGCACAGCCCAGCGCGCCAACCACAAAGAAACTCTCCCGCTTTGCCCGCCACACCACAGAACCGGCGGACACGGCGTAGCTATCCATGCAGGGCAAAAAACGTGGGAAGAAAACTATGGTACTGAATCTGAATTACTCGATCAGGTAATTGCTGAAGTGGGGGAATTACGTTTATGCAGAATTTAATTCCGTCCTTAGGAGCAGCAGATAAATCCAAAAACTGTCATATCTCCCCGCGGGCAGTAAGAACAATATTCTGTTTCGGCTCCTTTTCCATTCCGGCTGCCGGCGATTTTGCTCCTTCCTATGCTCGCGCACGCGCGCGTTTAGGGGGCTGATTTATGCCGCTGGTCGCCACCTTCCGCACCGACTGGTTTCGGGTCATCACCGACCTGACCAGAAAAAACCTCACCACTCAGCAAATAGCCGATGAGCTCGGCGTTTCAAAATCCGCCGTCCTCGGGTGGAAATCCGGATCCGAGCCTCGCCACGGCCACGGTGAATCGTTGATCGCGCTATGGTGCCTGGCTACCAGCTCAGACAGAAAAAAACTCCCTACCGTGCTTTACCGGCAGTGGTGGACGTTCCGCCGCCCTGCATTTGGTCGGGAAACTGACCAGAACGGCAACACACAATGACGATTCACTAATTCAGGAGTGAAAGAAAATGGCTCGACCGAGAAAAACCGTTGAAACACCGGGGCAGGAAAAAACGGCGCCGAATGGCGGTGTGCTAGCTAATGAGGGGCAGTTAATTACCTTAAATACCGCTAAGAATACCGTATTTACAGCCACCGAAGCTGTGTCGCTCAACGAGCAGGGCGCTCAACGTGACGTAGGTGATCTGGTAGTACAGCAGAACGTTTCGACGCTGCTTGATGGTACTCAGCTGGCCGAACGTAACGCCATCCTGGGCACACTCAATGCGCAGGGAGCGGCTATTGTCGCGCGCTTTGAAGAATATGCATTCTCTGACTCTATCGGCCACCCACTGACCAACAACCTCGACTTCCTCAACCTCGTACGCAAAGCCACCGACGTTGTAACTGGCGGCACCGGCCCGATGGTGACGAACGAAGAGGGCAAGAAACAACCGGCGCCGGGTAAACCGGTATTAACCGAACACGGCTGGCACGTTCCAGGCTAAGGAGATTGCTATGTGTGGTGGCGGTACACCGAAAGTCGTTGAGACAGACCCGCAAGCAGAAGCCGACGCAGCAGCCGACGCAGCAGCGAAGGCCGCGAACGCCGACGCAGCAGCGCGGAAGAAGCGTAAGAAAGGCTCCTCGTTGCTGGCGAGCGGTGCTGAAGGTGCAACGGATACAGGCTCTTCCCTGCTGTCCACTGGCGCGCAGGCAGCGAAAAACACCTTAGGGGCATAACCGATGGAAGAACTGGCCGTACGGCTGATTAAGCGTGTCGATTCCCTCAAAGCGGCCCGCCAGGTGCACGAAAGCGTCTGGCGGGAGTGCTACGACTACACCTACCCGCTGCGCGGTGCAGGGCTATCCGAAACGGTTCTCGATGCGCAGAGCGCAAAATCTAAAGTGGCTAAGCTGCTCGACGGCACGGCCACCGACAGCGCCCGTATGCTGGCTTCTGCGCTCATGTCCGGCATGACCCCGGCAAACGCGCAGTGGCTGAATCTGGATAGCGAGCTGCTGCCGGACGATGCCGCTGCGTGGTTGTCCACCTGCGCGACGCTGGTCTGGGAGAATATCCACGCCGCTAACTTCGACGCAGAGGGCTACGAGTCCAATCTCGATGTGGTGTGCGCTGGCTGGTTCGTGCTCTACATCGATGAGGACCGCGAAGAAGGCGGCCTGTCGTTCCAGCAATGGCCGCTGGCGCAGTCCTACGTTGCATCCACCCGCCGCGACGGCATCGTGGACACGATTTATCGCTGCTACCAGCTCACCGCCGCGCAGGCTGTGAAAGAGTTTGGCGAGAAGAACGTCAGCGAAAAGATCCGTGAGACAGCGAGAAAATCCCCTGACGATAAATTCGAGTTCATGCACTGCATTTTTCCGCGTGAAACCTACGTTGCGAATGCGCGCCTGGCGAAAAATCTGCGCTTTGCATCGTACAACATCGAGGTGAGCGGCAAGCGCATCGTGCGCGAGTCCGGCTATCACGAGTTCCCGTGCTGCGTTCCGCGCTGGATGAAAATACCCGGCACCTCGTACGGCATCGGCCCGGTATACGACGCGCTGCCCGACTGCAAGGAGCTGAACGAAACCAAACGCATGGAGAAGGCCGCGCAGGATCTGGCGATTGCGGGCATGTGGATTGCCGAAGATGACGGCGTGCTCAACCCGCGCACGGTCAAGGTAGGGCCGCGCCGCATCATCGTGGCGAACAGCACGGACAGCATGAAGCCGTTGCTTACCGGCGCCGATTTCAACGTGGCGTTTTCCGCTGAGGAACGTCTACAGGCTTCTATCCGCAAAATCATGATGGCCGACCAGCTGCAGCCGCAGGACGGCCCAGCGATGACCGCTACCGAAGTGCACGTGCGCGTCGCGCTCATCCGCCAGCTGCTGGGCCCGGTCTATGGCCGATTCCAGGCGGAGTATTTGCAGCCGCTGGTCGAGCGCTGCTTTGGCCTGGCGTACCGCGCTGGCGCATTCCCACCGGCGCCAGAGAGCCTGCAAAACGCCAATTTCAACGTGCGCTACATCTCGCCGCTGGCCCGCGCGCAGCAGCTGGAGAACGTCACGGCAATCGAACGCCTGGGCGCCAACGTGGCGAATCTGGCGCAGGTGGCACCGGAAGTGACCGACCTTATCGACGCGGACGAAGCTACCCGCGTAATTGCCGATGCGCTGGGCGTACCGGCGAAAGTCATCCGCACCTCTGATGCGGTCGATCAGCTCCGTCAGCAGCGCCAGCAGGCGCAACAGCAACAGGCAGGGCAGACGCTGATGATGCAGGCTGGCAGCGAAGCGGCAACCACCGCTGGGCAGCAGGTCGGTGCAGCACTGGGCCAACGAGTAGCGGGGGGCTAATGACCACGAAAAAAGTATCACCAGCGGATTACAAACGCATTTTTGAGGAGATGCCAGGCGGCGCCGAGGTGCTGGACGAAATCACCCGCCGTTTTGGGCGTGAGGCTTACGTGAAAGGCGGCACTGAGGGTGACCGCGAAACCTGTTACCGGGCCGGGCAGCGTTCCGTGCTCGATTTCATTCTGATGCAAATCAACCGTGCTGATGGAGTAAACGACGATGTGGAAGATTAAACACCTATTCATGAACGCCGAGCAGGGCGCCGAAGCGCCAGCAGGCAGCACAGGGGGCAACGATGGTGGCAATGGCGGTGGTGCTGAAAATCCGGGCGCTGGTAATCCTGCTGGTACTTCACTGCTTAGCACCGGCAGCGGCGAACCGGGCGCGGATGACTGGATACCTGAGAAATACCGCGTTGTGGGCGAGGACGGAAAGCTCAACGTTGAGGGCTCGGCCCGCAAACTGGCGGATGCTTACACGCACCTTGAAAAGCGCATGGGCAGCGGCGACGCGCCGCCGAAAACGGCTGATGATTATGCACCTGAGGTGAAAGCCGAGGGCTTTAACTGGGACGAGTTCAAGGCCGATCCCCGCATGCAATCGTTCATGAAGTCAGCGCACTCCAAAGGCATCACCAACGACCAGATGAGCTTCATCATCAGCGAATACGCGCAGATTGCGCCGGAGCTGGTTAACGGTGCTGCAGCGCTGGATTCAGAGGCGGCTACTACGCAGCTGCGCGAGACGTGGAAAACTGATGCCGAATTTAAAAAGAATATCGGCCTGGCCTTCCGTGCGTTTAACACCCTGGCGGATGACGGCGACAAAGGGCGCATGGACGAAATCGGCAACAACCCGTTGGTGATCCGCATGCTGGCAAAAATCGGCGCGGAGATGCAGGAGGATTCGCCGATTGGTGGTGAGGGTAATCCTGAAGAGCAGCAGACAATTCGCGACCTGATGAAGTCCCCGGCGTACATGGATTCAAAACACGCAGACCACGAACGCGTTTCTGCACAGGTCAAAGCGTACTACCAGAAGCGTTACGGCGATCAAACAGTAGCTTAGTATTCAGGCCTCCTTCGCTGGAGGCCTTATATTTTATTTACGTAAAAAATCGCATTGATAATTACTTGGAAATTCTTTTTGCAAAACAACCATTACTTGCCCGTTACTTCCTCTAACTGGTGGGATTGTTTCAGAAATTAACCAGCCATCTTTCCACAATGCTTCGAGAGCCGTGCCGGCATAAGGTGATTTTGCTCGGTTAATGTCCCCTGCACTTAATGTAGATGTACCGTCCATTATGACAAAGGAAATTACCCTTTGGCAGATAGTTGCGTGTGCATTTAAAGCAAAACAATAAGTTAATAAAAAAAAGATTATTTTTCTCACAGTAACCTCGAAGAAAAACAGTTGTGCCGTATTAAGAGTAGCAGCTGTTTTATTTGGTCGGGATTCCGACCGCATACCTCGATAACAATCTCCCCACAACCAGCCCGGCGGGGACGCCGGATACCTGATTTTCCCGCAATGCGTCAGCGCCAACCGCATTGTGCAGATTTGGGCCGGGAAACCGACACCCCGCAGGCGATACTTTTCTGGAGTGAATGTTATGGCATTTGATGCAAACAAGAACATGATCACCGCTGCGTTTGTCACGCAGTTTCATGATTCTTTCGAAATCGCCGCGCAGCAGAAGGATTCCCGCCTGCAGGCTGCGGTAAGCGATCGCGGTCGTATCACCGGCGCATCGTTCACCATCAACGATATGGGCACCATCGAGATGACCCAGATCACCGAACGTTTCGGCGATACCGTCTGGGATTTACCAGAAGCGGGCACCCGTAACGCGCTGATGGCGGACTATGCCGTATTTGTGCCGGTTGAAAAGCGCGACCTGCGCAAGCTGATCGCCGACCCGCAAGGCCCGTACCTGCAGCTCACCCTGGCAGCGGCCAACCGCAAAAAGGACGATGTGATCTACCGCGCGCTGCTGGATACCGTACTGCGTAAGACGTCGAACGCTGGCGCCTACGCACCGGTTGCTCTGCCCGCTGCACAGAAAATCGTTGCAGGCGGTACCGGCATGACCAAAGCCAAACTGATTGCGGCTAAGGCCATGTTCCGCCGTAACGAGTGCGACGAGCAGAACGGCGAAGAACTGTTCATGACGTACAACGCCGACATGCTGACGCAGATCCTCAGCGATACCACGCTGACCAGCGCCGACTTTATGGCGGTGAAAATGCTGCAGGAAGGCGCGGTAAACGGTAACTGGCTGGGCTTTAAATGGCTGGCCTACGAGAAACTGGATTCGGTCACCGCCGAAAGCGTCACCACCAAAACCGCAGCAGCCTGGTGTAAATCCGCAGTGCATTTCGGTACCGGCGAAGAATACAACGTCGATATCGGCCCGCGCCGCGATAAGAACAACACCATCCAGATTTCCGTTGATGCGTCCTATGGTGCTGGCCGTGCCAACGAGAAGAAAGTCGTTGCCATCGATTTTGTAGCTTAAAGCCGCTGGTGCCTTTGCCGGGGTCGCCCCCGGCCTTTTTTCATCTGAGGTTAGGCTATGGCTTCCAGTGTATCCATCTGCTCAAACGCATTGCTGGCGCTTGGCGCCAACCCGATTAACAGCTTCGATGAGGCCAGCGAAAACGCACGGCTTTGCTCGAACCTTTACCCCACCGTCCGTGACGACCTGCTGCGTAAACACCCGTGGAACTGCGCGGTAAAGCGCGTTGTGCTTTCCCCCGAAACGACCGCACCGGCTTTCGGCTTCCGCTATCGTTTCCCGCTCCCTGGTGATGTGATCCGCATTTTATCCGTTGGCAACGAGTACGACGACGTGCGCTACCGCATCGAAAACGGTCGCGTGATGGCAAATGAGAACGTCGTTTACCTGCGCTACATCTTCCGCAACGAAGACGAATCCTCCTGGGACGCTGCGCTCGTCAATCTGGCTGAGGCGTTTATGACGGCGAAGCTAGCCTATGCGGTCACCGGCTCCGCCAGCCTGCGCGATAGCCTTACACAAGAGGCAGCGTTTTTGCTGCGCCAGGCGAAAGCGATCGACGGGCAGGAAGATCCGCCGGAAGAGCTGGGCGGCTATCCAACCTACGAATCGAGGTTCTGATATGCGCGCCAACCTGATAAAAACGAATTTTACCGCGGGCGAAATTTCCCCGCGCCTGATGGGGCGTGTCGATATCGAGCGCTACGCAAACGGCGCAAAAATTATCGAAAATGGCCTGTGCGTGGTGCAGGGTGGGGTTATGCGCCGCCCGGGTACGCGTTATGCCGCAGCCGCCAAATATGGCGACCGCACCGCCCGGCTTATCCCCTACGTGTTCAACCGCTCGCAGGCGTACGTCCTCGAGTTCGGCGACGGCTACGTGCGTTTCTACCAGAACAGGCAGCAGCTGGTTAACGGCGACAACACCCCGTACGAAATCGCCAGCCCGTACAGCGTCGGCATGCTGCCAGAAGTGAACTACGTCCAGGGCGCCGATACGATGTTTCTCGTACACCAGAGCGTGCCGCCGCAGCGACTTCAGCGCCGCGGGCAACTCGACTGGGTGCTTGAGCCTGCGCCGTTCATCGTCGAGCCGTTCGACGAAATCCGAGACACGCCGGATAAATGGTGCAAGCCTTCCGTTAAAGAGTTTGTAGGCTCCGAAATTACCCTGACGCTCAGCGACGAAGAACCGCCGACAGACGACGACGGCGATTTTACCGGTGCGGGATGGGTTGCTGAAGACGTGGGCTCATACGTCCGCATTAACAGCGGACTGGTGCTGATTAAGAGCATCACCAGTGCGCAGGTTGCCGTCGGCACAATCCGCACGGACCTGAGCGCCACGCAGGCCGCGTCGCCGGGAGCGTGGACACGCGAGGATACTGTCTGGACTGCTGAGTTTGGTTACCCCGGCGCAGTGACGCTTTACCAGCAGCGGCTGGTGCTGGCCGGGTCGGTGAAATATCCGCAAACGATCTGGTTCAGCGAAACAGGCCTGTATCTTTCCTTTGAGCTGGGAACCAACGACGACGACGCGATCAGCTTTACGCTTTCCTCTGACCAGCTCAACCCGATTGTGCACCTGGCGCAGATGAATACGCTTATTGCGCTGACGTACGGCGGCGAGTTCACTATCACCGCCGGCAGCGACGCGGCGATCACCCCGACCAATATTTCGGTGAAAAACCCCAGCCCGTACGGCTGCAACAGTATCCGCCCCGTGCGCGTCGGTACCGAAATCCTGTTCGTGCAGCGCGCCGGCCGAAAACTCTACGCAGTGGCGTACGACCCCGACAGCTACGTCGCGTATTCGGCCAACGATTTGACCGTACTGGCCGAGCACATCACCACCGGCGGCGTGCTGGATATGGCCTATCAGCAGCAGTCCGATTCCGTTATCTGGATGGTGCGTGCCGATGGTGTGCTAATCACCATGGGGATCGACCGCTCGCAGAACGTTGTCGCCTGGTCACGCCAGCTCACTAACGGGGCGTTTGAGTCTGTTGCGAGTATTCCGTCCGATACCGACGATGTGGTGTATGCGCTGGTGCGCCGAACGGTGAACGGGCAAATCGTGCGTTACGTCGAGGTATTCGACAGCGTGCTGCACACCGATGCGGCGGTTACCGGCTGGAGCGAACCGGGCGCTGCTGTGTGGTCTGGATTCTCGCATCTCGAGGGGCAGACGGTCGATGTACTGGCCGACGGTTCAGTGATGCCGCAGCAGGTCGTTACCGGCGGCCAGGTCACGCTTAAGCGCAACGCGCATCTTATCGAAGTCGGCCTGCATTACGACACCACGATCGAGACCCTAACACCTGAGGTTTCCACCACCGAAGGCACCACGCAGAACGCGCGCAAGCGCACCAGTGAAGTAACCCTGCGGTTTATGGACACCACCGGCGCGGAGTGCAACGGTCAGGTGATCCCGTTCCGCACGTTCGGCCCCAAAATCCTCAACCAGCCGGCACCGCTTTTCACGGGCGATCACAGTATCGGGAAACTGGGGTGGGATCGTGGCGAGGATACTCTGACCATCCAACAGCGGCAGCCGCTGCCGTTCCACCTGCTCGCAATAATTATCACGTTTACCAGCAACGGGGGCTAATCATGATCCGCAACGCGACAACCGGGGATATCCCGGCGCTCATCGAACTTGGAACCCGCATGTATCTGGAGTCCCGTTATTCGCAAAACTCGCCCTTCGACGCGGATAAATGCGCCGAGCTGGCGCACTCCGTGATTATGTCGCCCGCCGGCTGTGTGCTGGTTGCAGAGAAAGACGGCGAGGTAATCGGCTGGCTTGGCGGCGGGATTGCTGAACAGTTTTTTTCCCGCCAGCTGATGGCCTTTGAATATGGTCTGTTTGTGGCGCCTGAGCACCGCGGCGGCAGCGCCGGTCCGCGACTGGCCCGCGCGTTTATTGGCTGGGCGAAAGAGCATGGCGCCGTGGTCATCAACATGGGTATCACCACCGGCGTGCATGCAGAACGTACCGGCGAACTGTATTCCCGCCTCGGCCTGCAGCAGACAGGCCTGCTTTATTCGATGGAGGTTTAACGATGTGTACTGGCGTAGAAATTGCCGCAATCGGTGCTTCCGTCCTCGCCGCTGGCGGGGCGGTGTACAGCGGCCAGCAGCAGAAAAAAATGTCCAACTATCAGGCCGCCCAGGCGGAAGCCGACGCCGAAGCATCGCAGAAAGCGGCCCGCGTGGAAGCCGACCGTATCCGCAAAGCTGGTGCACGGCAGGCGGCTGCAGCGAACGCAGCGATGGCTGCCTCCGGCGTCGAGACTGGCGAAGGTACCGCGCTGCGGATCACGTCTGGCATAACGGAGGATGCGGAGCAGGACGCCTATCAGACCATCCTAAACGGTGTGAACTCCGCCAGCCGGTTGCAGGCGCAAGCGCAGGCGGACCGCATCACTGGGAGCAATGCCGCTACAGCGGGAAATATAAGCGCCGGCAGCTCGTTATTGTCAGCTGGCGGAACTGCGTACGATGGCTGGAAAAAGGCTAAAACGGGCGGCTATGGATTGTACGCGGGGGCCAAAAAATGAGAATACCAACGGGTAATTTTGGCAATGTAACCCCGCAGGCACAGCAAACGCGTGTTTCTGTGGGGAATGTGGGTGCAGTTGGTAACGCCATTGCAGGCGTTGGCGCCGCGGTAGGACGGGTGGCTGATCAGGTTCAACGGGAGCAGGATAAAGCCGACGTGGCGGCCACACAGGCGATCCTTACCGACCTTGAATCGAAATCTAACGACCGCTGGGAAAACCCGCAGACAGGGGTAACGGTGACGCGCCAGGGCTTTAAATCGTCAGGCGTGGTCACCGATATGGATAAGGCGGATTCTGCCGATTATGAGGAAGCCCGCAAACGTGTACCACCGAGCCAGATGGTTTATTTTGATGCGCAGTGGAAGGCCGGGCAGGTACGCCGGACCAGTACCTATAGTGGTTTTGAACGCGCACAAACGGATGAGGCCCAGCGCCAGCAGCTCAACGCTACGGTAGCGACCTCAGTAGATCAGGAGGCCAGCGCCTACGACGACCCAGACCAGGCCAATCTGATACGCAGCGCCCGTAAGCACTCAATCGAGCTTTACGGCCAGGCACGCGGCTGGGCACCTGAGCGGATCGAGGGTGCGATAACCGAAGCCAATCAGAAGGCGATGGAGCAGCGCGCGCAGAACTACGCGGTAACGGACCCGGTTGGTTGGCTTAAGGGCGATTTTCCCCTAGTTAACAGCAACACCGGGGAGCTTGATATGCGTGCCGTTGGGATTGTTGAATCAGGTGGCAGACACCGTAATGCCGACGGAAGCCTGGTAACATCGTCCGCCGGTGCGCAGGGGCAGTTCCAGCTGATGCCTGACACAGGGAAAGAGCTGGCCGCCAAACGTGGCGTGGCGTACAACCCTGATGACCCCGAGCAGCATGCGCAGCTGGCGCGCGACTATGCCGGTCAGTTGAGTAAAAAATATCAGTCTGAAACCCTGTCCGGCGCGGCGTACAACTGGGGGATGGGTAACGTCGATAAGCTGATCGCAAAAGTCGGCGACCCGCGCAAAGGCGAAATCTCTATGGCCGATTTCGTTAAACAGCTCCCCAGTGAGACGCGCGGTTGGTTATCTCGCTATAACAAAAACAAAACCGGCCTCGACCCGGTAGCGGTAAACAAAATAGACAATATCGCAGAGGCGCAGATCCGTGAGCAGCGTACGGCGCTGCGCCAGCAGGTAGACCCTATCCTCAACAACACTATGGCGCAGTTGTACAACGGCGAGGTACCGGATGCGATGCCGAACGCGTCCACCATCCTGTTTGCCTATGGCGAACAGGGGCAGAAGGCGGTCAAGCAACTGGATATTGCCATCGACAATGCCAGAACCTTCCAGGCGATCCAGTACGTATCCCCGGCGGAGCAGCAGACCGAGCTGGCTAAAGTGAAGCCGCAGGCAAACGACCCTGATTATGCGTTGAAACTCGACGCGTACGGCAAACTCAGCGCGCTGGTACAGAAAAGTAACGCGAATATCCAGGCGCAGAGCGATGCACGCCGCTTTAATGACGCGCTGATCTCTGGTGAGAAACTAGACCCGAGCAATAAATCCATGCAGAAGGCAGCCGACAATACGCCATCGGCGCTTAATTTCCGTATTAACGATGCCACCACGCACGACGCTATCGTGCAGCAGGTTAGCCAGACCGGCATTATTCCGTCGCAGGTTTCTTCACAGCTGAATGCTATTTCCCGATCCAGCAGCCCTGATGTGGTGAAGCAGGGCTCTACCTTGTTTAACGCCATTTACGACACGGATCCCGCGTCGGTGGGGGACATGCCGAAGGATATGCAGAGTTTTTATCTAACGGTAAAACAGCTGACCGATGCGGGCATGGCGTCCGATGAGGCAGTGAAGCAGGCGCAGAACGTGACCTATAACCAGACTGATGCCCTAAAAGCGCAACTAACCTCCACGCAAAGCACCAAAGAATATAAAAAAGAACGCAGCAGCGCTTTGGACTCGGCCGTCAGTAATATGTCGCCGTGGTACAGCTTCGGCGGGCCTGGTGCGGATGACCAGAATATTAACGCCGTCAATTTCCGCAATGACTACCAGTCACTTTACGATATCAATTATCGCAATTCTGGTGGTAATGCTGATGTTGCCAAAAAGATGACCAATACCCAAATCGCTCGCACGTGGAGTCTCAGCGATGTAAACGGCAGCGCCCAGTTTATGAAATACGCACCTGAAGCGCTCTATAACTACGGGCCATCAGGTTGGCAGGCTTCGCAGTGGAAAGAGGAAAAAGAGCGCCTTTCCTATGGCGATCGCAGCGATGAAATATCGACCAGTCCGACCCAATTAGGGATCACCTCAGGTTCAGCACCCGTTATCACTTCTAATACCCCTGAATCCAGAATCGGTGGCGAGCTGGAAATTACCCCTGATGTTTTAACCACGCACAATGGTGACTACGCCATTATGGTCCGCATGAAGGATAAAGAGGGTATCGAGAGCGTACAGCCGTATTACGATAAATTCGGTCGGCCTATGCGCTGGAAACCGTCGTTAGAAGAGTGGGAGCCTTACAAAAAAATGCAGCAGGAGAGGGCACAGCAAGAGGAAGCCGAGATCTCCCGCGGTAAAGATATTCGCGGGTTTAAGGCAAAACATCGCGCGCTCGATGAGCAGTACCAACGTTTGCATGATGAACGAGTGGATCGCTTTAAAAACTATTTCTCGTGGAGCAATGAATAATGCCTATCTATCCGCAAGCAGACGCGCCGAGTGTTATGGATAACGTACTTCAGGCCCCTACGGGCTTTGACGTTTCTCTGCCCGAGGGTACCAACCCGGAGCTGCAGCAGGCTGAGCCTTCCGTATGGAATGCTGCATTCCGCCAGAATAACCTACTGGCGGGAATGTTTCGCCCGGCTAAACAATTCGATCCTGCCGACGGCTACAATCCTTATTCTGATAAAAATGAGATTAAGGGCTATGAGCAGTGGGGGTCGGCTTTCGCGGATTCTCAGTCACCGGAGGAAACCGCCTGGATTAAAAGTCAGATTGACGATGAAAACGAAGACCGCCGGGTACTTGGGGAAGCAGGTGCCGAAGGCACGCTGGCGAGTATCGCCGCCGGTGTTATCGACCCGGTTACCGTCGCATCAATGTTTATCCCCGGCGCGCAGGGCACCCTTGCCGCACGTATCGGCTCGCAGGTCGCGATTGGAGCCGCTGGTACCGCAATTAGCGAAATTGCGCTCAACCAACAGCAGTACACCAGAACAGGCAGAGAAAGCGCGGCACATATAACCGCCGGTGCGCTTCTTAGTGGTGTGTTCGCAACAGCTGGCGCAATGCTCACACCTTCGGTTAGAACAGCGGCCACCCGTGAAGTGGCGAACGCCCTTGATAACATGAGCGCATCACCTGCGATTAACAGTGCAGCTGATGCGCTGGCGGATCTACCGAACGGTGGTAGCGTCGGCGCTATGCGTATTCGCGAAGCGACGCTGGAAGACCTTACGCCGGTGTCCGGCGGCCCGGTTGGCAAGCTGGCCCGCAAAGCTGGTAGCTATCTGACGCCGATTACCCGCCTGATAGAATCACCATCGAAAGAAGCGCGCCGCACGGCGCTGGAACTGGCTGAGAATAACTTCACGCTGGAAGGAAACCTGCGCGGTATCGAAACACCGGTGGCGGCAGAAACCCGCGTACGTGGCTGGCGCCGGGAAGAGGCTGCCGTCGTCACAGCGAATAAGCAGGCGTACACCCAGTATAAAGCCGATGGTGGCGATCTGGGATATGCAGCCTTTCGTGAGCAGGTTGGCGAAGCGCTGCGCAACGGCGACGTGCATATCAATGCTAAAGTGCAGGAAGCAGCGCAGGCAATGCGTACGATTATCAACCGCGTGAAAGTGGCCCAGCAGGAGCTGGGATTGCTGCCGCCGGATGCTGAATTGAAAGCGATGGGGCAGACCAGCTATTTCCCTCGCGTGTATCGGGTCGGGAAAATCGTCAGCGAGCGGGATAAATTCCGCAACATGCTGGTTGACTGGTGGTCGCGCGGCGAGAAAACTATGTCACGTGAGGATGCCGAAATCGCGGCGGATACGACGATTAACCGCATCGTGGGCGCAAAAATCCCGCAGGAGTTTGCTAACGTCTTTATGGTGAAAGCCCCTGGCAGCACCAAAGAACGTACCCTGAGTGTTCCCGATCGCCTGATGAAAGATTATCTGGAGAGTGACGCTAACTACGTCCTGCAGCGCCATATCCGCGAAGCTTCGGCAGAGATCGAGCTTACGCGCACCTTTGGCAATAAGTCGATGGACTCACAGCTCGCAGCTATCCAGGACGAATACGACGCGCTGATGCGTGCCCGCCCGGCAGAACAGGAAAAGCTGGCTAAGGCCAGGGAGGCCGACCTTCGCGATATTCTGGCGCTTCGGGACCGCCTTGTCGGTACGTACGGTATGCCAGACGACCCGTCGTCATTCTTCGTTCGCGCCGGCGCGTTTCTGCGTAGCGCCAACTTTGTCACTAAGCTGGGTGGCATGACGGTATCGGCTATCCCCGACCTGGCGCGCGGCATGATGGTTAACGGCTTCAGCAATAGCATGCGCGGTTATGGCGCGCTGATCACCCGTTCGCCGGCGTATCTCGCCAGCCGGGCGGAACAGAAGAAAATGGCCGTTGGTCTCGAAACCATACTGCACACCCGTGCGCGCACAATGGGCGACCTGGTAGATAGCTCTTCGCGCACCACCGCCATCGAAGCAGGCATGGAGCGTGTTGCCGACGTGTTCGGCAAGTTGACCCTGATGGGCCATTTTGACGACATGAACAAATCGGTAAACGGAATGATCACTTCCGACGGTATTCTGTCTGGCGCGTTCCCTGCCAAACGCCTGGCTAAGCTCGGCATAAACGAGCAGATGGCCACGCGTATTCAGACGGAATTCGGAAAGCATGGCGAGGTTATCCAGGGCTGGCATATTGGTAACTTCGAAAAATGGGATGACCAGTACGCCGCCGGCCTGCTGCAATCTGCCGTACTGAAGGACGTCAATAACACCGTAATCACCCCCGGGATAGGCGATACGCCGTTGTGGGCCAGCACGCCATTAGGAAAAACAGTATTCCAGTTTAAGTCCTTTGCTACCGCATCCTATAACCGCGCGACGCTGGGCGGCCTGCAGGAAGGCACCGCACAATTCTATTACGGTACCGCTTTCCAGATTGGATTGGGCTCTTTGACTTATGCGCTTAAGCAGGCAGCCAATGGTCGGGAGGTTGATTTGACGCCGCAGAAGCTGGTACTCGAGGGTGTAGACCGGTCCGGTATCCTCGGCCCGTTGATGGAATACAACAACATGGCGGAGAAGGCCACCGGCGGGATGTTTGGCTTAGGGCCGCTGCTCGGTACCGGTACGCAATCCCGCTACGCCAGCCGCGGCTTTATCGGGTCAGCGCTGGGGCCAACGTTCGGCTTGCTGGATACGGTCACCGATGTGACCGCTGGCGTGTTAAATGGCGACGCCGGCGACCGTGTTCTACATAGCGTGCGTACGTTACTCCCCGGCAATAATCTGTTCTGGATCGCGCCGATGATTAACCACGTAGACCCCGGGATGCGATAGCTATTTCGAATTACATGATTCGGGAGAAACCCCAAACCCAAATATAAGGGTTTTTCCCGAATCACTATAATAATTGATCATTATTATCTTATGTTCTTTCCGTGTTTCATTAAATATCCTCTTCTGTGATGACAAAGGATAAAAATCATCAGGCGTACAATATAATTTTTTTAAGTCTTCTTTTGTCGAGTTTAGAGCGGCTTCTGAGGAGAATTTTTTAAAATCCTCTGTGTAAACGTTATCGCCGTAACTGAATACGGTTTTACTTCCTTCTGCATAATTTTTATTAGATTCGCTTAGGTCTGCATTTTCTTTGTAGGTACGTAAATGCAATACCGACACATTCACTTCAATTCTTTTACCGTTGTCGATACCGCTAATGATCTTATAGTCAGTATGTGGGTTGGCGGTTTGTATACCCGGACCTGATATCGGGACGATATATCGTGACCCATCAACTAAATCTGTTGAAGCAAAGGCTATAAAGGGAAAAATCAGCAATAACGGAATTAGTATTTTCATTCTTATGCTCCTTGTGATGGTCAGGATTCCGACCTAAAAAAGCATACATCATAGCCCTATGGATAACCACGGGGCTTTTTTATGCATTCAGATTACAAAACCCGCCTTACTGCTCTTAGCGATAAGCTCACCGATGTAGTTCTGGAAGAAGCTGATCCGGACAACTGGCCGGGGGCAGGGAAGGAAATCACAAAGCACACCAAACAGGAACGCGGTGATCGGTACTGGCATAAGAAGAACGCGGCCGCATCGCTCACGCTGCTGGTAAAAGTCCATTCTCTGATTGGCATGCATACGCGCGGGGGGACACCTAAACCCGGCGAGGATCCGGACGATGAAGCATTCCGACTGGGCCAACAGGTATCTGCCGCTGAACGTGCAGCACAGGAAGTTATCGAACGTCTACAACAGCGGAAAAAATGATTTCATTCGTCGCCTTTTTCATCATATGGGCAGAGCGGATGGGGTGGGAGGTTCCCGACTGCCATTATCGAGCCTGCCACTGGTTGGAACACCGCGGGGATCTCGCGGTGCTTCGCTGTTTCCGTGGCTTCGGAAAATCCACCATTCTGGCGGTGTATAACGCCTGGCGATATTACCAGAACCGCCAGTACCGCATTCTTCACCAGTCTGAAGCAGATGGCACCGCGTACAAAACCAGCCGCGATACGCAGAACGTTTTACGCAATCACCCGCTTACCAGAGGCATGCTGCCGGACGGACAAGGTACCGTTGAACAATGGTGGGTTAACGGCTCGCTGGATATGCGTAACGGCAGCATGTACGCAAAGGGGATCCTCTCTAACGTCACCTCGGCCCGTGCCGATGAATGCCAGAACGATGATGTAGAGGTCCCGCGCAATATCCAGACGCCAGAGGCGCGCGAGAAGCTACGTTATCGTCTCGGTGAGCAGACGCATATTCTTGTCCCCGGTGGGCGAAAGCTGTTTATCGGCACACCGCATACCCACGATAGCCTTTACGATGAGGTTGAATCTATGGGCGCCGACTGTCTGACCATCAAACTTTTCGGAAAAGAATTTCGTATCGAGGAAAAGCAGGCGACCGCGAGCCGTTATCCTTTACCGTTCCGGCCTGAATATGTTTTCGTCGGTATTCACATTGGCGCTCGCCTGCTGGTCGAAGGCGTTGATTATCGCCTCATTGATGATGGTATCGAGTTTTCCGAGGCTCCCGGTACCACCGTAGATTGTTACGCCGATTGCGAATGGCCGGAGAGGTTCACCCCGGAGGAAATGACAAAGCGCCGTCGTGAGACTCGCACAATTAATGAGTGGGACAGCCAGTACCAGCTGCACAGCAAACCGGTTGGCGAGGTTCGTCTCGATCCCGACCGCATCCGCGAGTACAACGTCCAGCCAGAAATTCGTTACGCAAACCGCGCCTGCTCGATGTGGCTCGGCCAGACGCAGATCGTCGGCGCCGTCGCCTGGTGGGATGTCGCAACCGGCAAGGTTAAAGCTGACGCCTCGGCGTTCTCCCTGATTTTCACCGACGCCCGCGGGCACCTTTACTGGCACGTTTGCCAGGGGCTGACCGGCGAGCTGGCGGAATTTGACGAGAATGACAAAATTACCGGCGGTCAGGTGATGCAGATTAAAGAGCTGGTGCTGAAATATCAGATCCCGCTGGTCTGCGTCGAGGTTAACGGCCCTGGCAGCTTCGCGGGCAAGCTGCTTATTCAGGCGCTGAAGGGTACCGGCTGCGGCGTGCGGGAAGAGTTCAGCGTCACCAACAAGCAGAAACGCATCCTCGACGCCTTCGAAGCGCCGCTCTCGTCGCGATTCCTTTGGGCGCATACCGACGTGCTCGACGGCCCGATGTACGACCAGATGCGCGACTTTAACCCGGCGTTGACGAGTCAACCCGATGACTATATCGACTCGGGGTCCGGCGCAATCGGCGCTACGCCGGTGCGTATCGGTAAATTAGTCGGGATTCCGACCGCGCAGGCGCGGGAACATTGGCAGCCTAATGATGGCGATCACGTGGTCGCCGTGGATTACTAGCCGCCGGAGCTTCCCTTATGTCGGTACCCAGCCAGACACCCTATAACATTTACGCCGCTAACGGCCTGACCACCGTTTTTGCTTATCAGTTCATGATTATGACGGCTGGCGACCTCGACGTTTCCATTAACGGAACCTCGATAACCGGCGGCTTTACCGTCCAGGGGGCCGGGCAGACCGGCGGCGGTCAGGTTGTCTTTACCGCACCGCCTGCGAATGGCGATACCGTCATGCTGTTGCGCAAGCTGACAATTAAGCGTGATACCGATTACCAGGACAACGGCGATCTGCTGGCGGAGACTATCAACGCAGACTTCGATCGTTTGTGGCTGGCCATGCAGCAGGCCTTTTTGAGCGATAGCCTTTCGCTCAAGCGCCCTCTACTCGGCGGACCGTACAACGCTGGCGGTCTCAAAATCATTAACCTGCAGGACCCGACAAACCCGCAGGATGCCGCAACAAAAGCATGGGTAGACCTGCAGTATTCCGTTCCAACCTCGGAAGCAAAGCAGGCCGCCGCAGAGGCTAAAGAAGCGCGGGACGAATCGAGGGAGATTGCGGATAAGTTCGGTGATGTGGATGGCGCGATAACTGCCGCTGAAGCTGCAAGGGACGCGGCGCAGTCCTCTGCCAGTAGCGCGGAGGGTGATGCAGATCGGGCAGAGGCGGCAGCTGAATCTGCCGAAGCTGTTATTGATGTTAAAGGTACGTATCCAGATATCGCACAGGGTCTTGCGGATACTGTCGATGGCGATTACTTCAGGGTTATTGTCCCTGCAACAGCGGGGACAGGGATATTATTTATCTGGTATCGCAACGTTGCCGGCAGCGCTGTTTATATAAACACAGAAATCTCAGAAGGGTTTGTTCGCGATATAGCGTCCCGCATTCCTAAAATTCAACGATCAGGATACTGGGGCGGGATTACCGCTGCCGACGGGACATTAGGTGTTGCATTCAGGGAAAGCGATAACCGGCCCATATTTGGCAATGGCGGGGATATCTTTTCAAAAATAGCCGACTTAAAGCGCTCAGGATACTGGGGCGGGATTACCGCTGCCGACGGGACATTAGGCGTCGCATTCAGAGAGAGCGATAACAGACCTATATTTGGCAATGGTGGCGATATCCTTTCTATATTTCCCCAGCATCTCCGGACGGGATACTGGGGCGGTATCGTCGCCAAAAATGACGCTGTGGGTGTTGTTTTCCGGGAATCTGATAACAGACCGCTTTTCGGAAATGGTGGGGATGTTGTAGGCCGGATTGAAAAGCTGGAACAAATAAACCCGATCTCTGCATCGATAGCGCATGCGTTCGGCAACTCTAAAACAGCGGGAACGGGTGGCACTCCTTATCCGACACAACTCGCCGGCCTCATTGGTGGCGATTTTTCCGTTGTAAACTACGGTATCGGCGGCCAGAAATCCGGTCAGATTGCAATGCGCATGGGGGCTGTTCCCACTTTTATCACAGTCTCAGGGAATGCGATTCCTGCTGCCAGTGGTACCGTCAGCATTACGCAGATTAACGGAGTCAGCGCCACCGCCGCACCAGCCTACCCCAGCCAGGACGTCCGGCTACTGAGTACCAATGCGGATAATGACACCAGAACTATCGACGGCTGGTTATGTGGCGTGAAATGCCGAATTACCCGCACGGCGAGCGGCGCTAATAATAATACGAAAGTCGAGGTTTATACACTGACCGCCTTAACCGGGACTGGCGTTCGTTGCCTGCCTGGTTCGCTGTTCGTGCCGGATTATGCACTTCAGGATTATTCAGGTGTTGAAGCGTGGATCGATGCCGGAATAAACGATTTTCGCTCTGGTACCGATGCGGATTTAACGGATGACGTTGAGGCAATCCGTGCAAATGTTGACGCGATGGTAGATTTCGCCGAACGCAGCGGGAGAAACATTATTTTGCTCAGCCTGACAGCGGATAACTATTCTACTGAGTTTATAGGTGGGATCCGGTATGTGAGAATTCTGGAACTGAACAACCACTGGTCACAAAAATATCCTAATTATTACGCGCGTGGCAATGACGGTCTGGACCTGCGCGAAACACTGGTTGCAAATTACAATCCTGCTATAGCCCAGGATGTTATTGATTATGGTAACGATATAACGCCTTCCTCACTGCGCAGTGATGACAGGCATCCCAATACAACCGGCTACGGCATATACGCATCTGTGGCCTATGAATTCCGGCAGAGACGAGGTTATTAATATGGGTATTTTTGTTGTATCAGATGCGTCGCCAAAACAAAGCGGTAATAACGCCATGTATCTTGAAAAGGATTCTATTATTATCCGTGGCGCTACGCTTGGTCTTCTGGATTTCAGCAATGACCAGTGCTATTCGGCCGGCTCTCCGGTGGCCGCATATGCAAATATGAAAAATCTGGTTCATAACGGTTCGAATGCAACAAATGGACCGAATGCCCGCGTGCTGGAAACCGGCATGCTGAAATTTGATGGTACCGAACCTAACACCAACGATTACGTGCTGCTGCCGACAGATGAATTTTCGTTACCTACCGGCTGTAAACGCGCGCTGATCAGTGTTGCGTTAAAACTCCCCGCGTCGGGTTATGGAACGCCGGCGGCTACCCGTTACCCAATGTTATTTGGCCGTATGAATAACACGGCTGCGGCAAACGTCAACTTCGGGGTGTGGGGGATCGTCAGTACCGATGGAGTTCTCACATCGGTGCAGGGCGCCGCATTGGGCAGTGTGGCTATTTCGGCAACGGCGCAGCTCGCATTACTCACGAACGGCAGCGTGCATGTGGTTTCCGTATACGCTGATGGGGAGACCACCGCCGGGACGCTGGTAACGCGTATTTACGTCGATAATATTCTGGTAGCGACGGCGACAAACAACGCATGGGATGGTGTTGTGCCCCAGCCAACCAACCTGCCGAGGATCGGTAGTTACCCCGCCACAATCCACGGCCCGTGGAACGGCATGAAAGTAGGCCGGCCAATGGTTATGAATCTGACCGGTAAATCAGCGGTAGCAACGGATATCATCTCGCAATCCGTTGAGTTGGCTAAACAGTATCTGGTTTAATGGGGTGAAATAATGGCGATCAAATACTTATCAAATCTCAAAATTGAGAACGAGATCGACGGCTCTGTAACTCATCTGTTCGATGTTGATGGCGTTATTTTTGGAGTGGTTGTATCTGGCTCCTCCAGGCAGGTAGTCGATAACGATTACGCGGCTTCGAATGCCTGGCAGGTCGCGGATTTTCCTCTTCCCGTTTCATAAGGTCAGGATTCCGACCTGATTAACGCCTTACCCTCGCTTCACTACACAGTGAACCCCGCGGGGGTAAGGCATGCGAATGAACAACCTTTCAGACGTAGCGGCGGGGGCCTCCTACGTCACTTCTATTGGCAGCGGTGGTTACTGGCTGCTGCAACTCCTCGATAAAGTCAGCCCGAGCCAGTGGGCGGCGATCGGCGTTCTTGCCAGTATCGTTTTCGGGCTGCTGACCTACCTCACTAACCTTTATTTCAAAATCAAAGAAGACCGGCGGAAGGCGCGCGACTATGAGCAACAAAGCTAAGCTCAGCGCCGCGATGCTGGCGCTTCTGGCCGCCGGCGCGTCGGCACCGGTATTAATGGATCAGTTTCTGACTGAAAAAGAGGGGAGCAGTCTCACCGCCTATAAAGACGGCTCTGGCATCTGGACCATTTGCCGCGGCGCCACGCGTGTTGACGGTAAATCCGTCATTCAAGGTATGCGGCTGACGCAGACCAAATGCGACCAGGTAAACGCCATCGAGCGCGATAAGGCGCTGGCGTGGGTGGAAAAGAATGTGCATGTGCCGCTGACGCCACCGCAGAAGGTTGGCATAGCTTCGTTCTGCCCCTACAACATCGGCCCTGCTAAATGTTTTCCCTCGACTTTCTATCGCAAGCTGAACGCCGGCGACCGCAAAGGGGCGTGCGCGGAGATCCGCCGGTGGGTTTTCGACGGCGGCCGGGATTGCCGGTTAACCAAAGGGAAGGTCAACGGCTGCTACGGGCAGGTTGACCGCCGGGATCAAGAGAGTGCGCTGACGTGCTGGGGGCTATACGAATGAACGGGAAAATCAAACTGGTGATTGTGAGTGGTGTGCTGGCGGTGGCCGCCGGCATTTTCTGGGCGGGATATCTGAAGGGCTGGTACGCGCATTCGGAGCACGTAAACAGCCAGGCTGAGAAGAAGAGCAAAAAGCAGGGGCAAGCCGTAGCAGCTGGTGAGCAGAAGGCGGCGACGGCGAACGCCGAAGCCAAAGTGATTTACCGTACCGTTTATCGTGATGTGGTGAAATATGTCAACGACCCGAATCATATTAAGTGCCAGTTTGATCCTGCTGCTGTGCAGCTGCGCCAGCGAGCAATCGACGCGGCCAACAATATCCCCGGATTTGATGAACCCGCCGTGCAAGCTAAGTGACGCCGGCGCCGACAGCGACGCCGATCTACTGGCGGATACCCAATTAGCGGAGTGCGGGCGGGAACTGCGTACGAACATCTACCGCTGGCAATCGTGGTATCGCGCGACTGAATAAATATTGGATTTGGGGTATGATAAGTGTCAGAAGATAGCCTAAAATATAGCCGTAACTTATTGTTTTCACAGTGCTCATTTATTGATGTATGTTCGGATTATTTTTGTATCTAATTGATATTTAAAATAATCACCACCAATTTAAAATCCCTCGGCGTTCGCGCTGTGTGGGTTCAAGTCCCACTCCGGGTACCATTGGGATAAAAGCAGAATAATCAAAGCAATAAGCAGTGTCGTGAAACCACCTACGGGTGGTTTTTTTGTTGCAAAACCACCCATTTCATAATATCACTTCATAATATTTTTCCTTTCCACCTGTCCATCTACAACCGGAACTACCGCGATTTTCCTGTCATACCGGGCAGTTTGCTCAACGTTCTTGTGCCCTGATATTGCCTGTTTCTCGTACAGATTGCCCTTGAGATCGGATATCCCTTTTGCTTTTAGATCGTGGAACGTGAAGTCAAAGGAAAGGTGAGGGTACTGCTCCTGCGCCTCAATTTTTGCCTTTCTCCAGCGACTGTTAAAGCCGTCCCGTGTGTATTTTCCACCTGCTGGTTGATGGATGACATACAGACTGCTCATGCCAGAGTTAAGAGGCAATTTTTTTGCCAACTCAAGTGCAGCGTTCAAGCGAGGGCTCCATGCTTTTATCTGAGCAACAGACGTTTTACTTTGCTTTATCAGGATACCTTCTTCCATAAATTGGCTTTTTTTCATCTCCAGTACATCGTTCTGTCTGGCACAGCAGAGGTAAGCGAGTTCCATGGCGATTTTCACAATGTCTGGAGCTACAGAGTACAGCGCTTGGTATTCCTCATTTGTAATATAGCGATCTCGGCTAACCTCTTTATATTGGCGAACACCCTTTGTTGGGTTCCCTTTAACGAATCCGCGTTCATAAGCCCAGCGATACACGCGTGACATAAAAGCTTTTTCTCTATTAGCTTGTGTCCTGCTTTTTATTCCCCGCTTGTCCATATAACGCCGAATATGTTCAGGTTTGATAGCGTCCGGCGGCATTTTCCCAAATACATCAATAATTTTTTTTGAATACTTTCTATAGTCTTTCTGGGTTTCCAGAGCCAGTTCGAAAAATTCACCAGATTTAAAGAAGCGTTCAATAAGCCCTTCCAGCATGGAGTAGTCCGGGCGATCGTTCATTAGTGCTTCCCATGCACTCCATACCTGAGCCTGTGTACTGGTTTTGTCACAGAGGCGGATATTGCCGCCTCCTTTGGGATGATATTCATATGCTGACCTCCCGAGGTAAACCCTCGGTGGCATCCAGGCATCGTCTTTATTTTTTCTCGGACGTGGCATTAATCAAGCGCTCCAAAATTGGGCTGCAGCAAATTATCGACGTTATTCTGTCGTAATCTCTGAGCTAAAGGATTATTGAAATGCGCCCAGGTTGTACGTGGTCTTCCGTCTCGTCCTTCAACAAAGAAAATCCCGGCATCACGTAAACACTGTGATTGCTTTGAGGGGATCTTGTATCCAGTAATTCGTTCGAGGTCTGCGTTTGAAATGATCTCGTTATCAAGATTCATAGTGTATCTCCACAAGTCCGGCTGCAACCGGCTTAACTTCTACAATTCTTTTCTCCGGCCAGTCGTCACTCGATAGGCTTGATGGTGTCGAGCAGCAGCCGGCAGCCGGCGGCGCGTATTTTCTGCAAAATGACGGCATCCGGTCGCTTTGTGGTAAAACTCGTTTTTGCCAACGACCCACATCCGCTCTGTCTGATGCAGTTTTTTAACCTTCGGACCGTCTTTGGTGATCACGGTACCGGTATGGGTTTTTATGATTGTCATACGGACTCCCCAAGCACCCAACGGAGTGCGCTTGCATACTCACCCTCGGCAGATTCCAGGGCTTTAGTAATTTCTTTGCGGGTTTTCAGACGCGGCTTTTCCTCACCGAGAATTTTACGCTGACGCCGGGCTTTTTCATGGCCGGTTATACCAGCTGTCGCCAGCTCGATTGCTGACACTTTTGCACGCTGCTCTTCAGGTGGGAGCGCAACAAGCTGACGCGCCTGGGTAACGGTGACAGTTCCAGACTCCACTGCATCGCGGACAGCCTGGGTGGCATCCAGCAGCGACAGCGTTGCACGTACTGTCTGAACACTCACGCCAAACATCAGCGATAAATCGTCCTCGTCGTGCCCGCGGTCCAGCGCATCAGCCATTTTCTTTGCTCGGCCCAGCGGCGTATCAGCCTGGCGGATTTCGTTAGCACTTACCATCGCCTGCGCCATGCGAACGGCAGAGCCACGTTTAGCGACTGCCGGAACCAGTAACGGTTCTTTGCCCTCTTTCGACAGACGCTTGTTGGCTTCCAGTGTATGGCGCACACGCTGGCGACCATCAACTACACAAGACAGACCTGTCTCCGGGTCTTTCCAGACGATAATCGGCTCAAGAACGCCCTGGTCCATGATGTTCAGCACCATTGCCTCGCTGATAGGCAGGTGGATACGCTCATCGTAAAGCGGGTGCGTTTTGTCGGTAACTAGGTGCAGGTTTTCAGGTTCGAACGTCAAAACGTTCGTTTTGCCACTGGCGCCGTATACAAGTTTTGAGTCTTTAGCCATCAGAGTGCCTCCACGTTACGAAAGCTGGTGGGGCAAATTGCTTTCAAATCGCGCATTGCTTCGAGGACATGCAGATTTGTGCGCTTCTTGGTATGTCGCTCAGTAATACGATCACACTCCTTCGCCCATGATTTGACTTCGATGAGAAGAGCGTCTCGTTCGATACGAACCTGGCGAAGAGCTACGTTCGAAACATCGAGGATAGCCGCCAGTTCTTTGACAATCGTTCCCTGAGCTGGTGGCATATCTCTGGCAATTTCGTATGCCTCTTTAATTAGTTGATTTGCTGTCTTAGCCATCTCTTGTTCTCCATCTGACGCGCTGCAACGCGTGAATTTAGGATGCAGCAATCCGACCCATGAAAGTGGGTGAATAGCTTGTTAAAATTTCTTGATGATGGGTTAGCCGCCACTGCAATGGCGGCACGTTAGTTCTCCACACAACTGGAAGCGCACTCCTTCAGTTACAAACCGATCCCCACGACCGATGGAAGATGGAATGCGCTTTCATGATGTATGCCTGTCTTTTATCCACATCAGGCTCGGTGGTGGTATATTGGGAGTTCTCACACAACCAATAAGGCAAATCCATGAACAACGAAATTATGGAGTTAAGGATTTCCGCCATTGAGGCTGCAATTAAAACTATTTCAGCAGCCATATGCGCTAATGAAGGCCCGGTCTCCGAAGACTTGCAAAACCAAATAAAAATTCTACGTAATCAACTTGCTAGCCCAGGAAGGACAGTGAATCAGGAGGCAATTACTTATCAGGTTATTAAGCTTCTCGATCCGCTTCATTGCGATCCTTGGGAGCCGTTTTAAAAACCGTCTCATTTAGGCGCGCCATCTTCGATTTTGCGCGCTCCCTACGCTCTGTCTCATGTCGTAACTGCATACCAGAGAGCGCATTAAAAACAGCTGCTTGAAAAGCCAGAAACTCCACCTCACTGTTGCATTCAGCGGTGGGGCATCCGTCCACGACTAACTCGATCTTCATTTTTTCTCACTCCTCTTCAGTTACCCGCTTAAGACCCAGCCAGCTAATCATCTTGGTATTCCCATGCTGCATGATTCTGTTTAGCGAGCGTTCTACCTGTTCGCTGTTGATGAACGAAATCTAACTTAACTTAGTTTTATGGTCAAGAAAAAACACCAAGCTTTTCTTAGCCTGGTGTTGATGGACGACTATTTCTGGTTAGAGTTCGTACTGAACGCCTTTGACTACACCGATAATGGTGCAGTTGCCATTAATGACAAGGTTAGGGTAACGGGGATTTAGAGGGACAAGAAATTTTTGTGAGCCGTCTATAACTAATTTTTTTACTGTGGCTTCGTTTGTTCCATCAATACGGGCAACAACAATTTTACCATGCAGTGGCTCGATTTCAGGATCAACAATCACTGTCGCGCCTTCAGGTATGGTAGGTAAACCATTGGGATTAGTCATTGAGTCGCCCTTAACTTCGAGTGCGAATGAGTTATCACTGATACGAAGTGATGTTTCAACCCACTTCTCCGCATCTTGCAGCACATCTTCAGCTTTTGACTCTGTAAATAATCCAGCTTGTACCCATGAAATGACAGGTACTCTCCGCATTTTCGTTATTAGATTACCTTCAAACTCTGTGCCGTAAAGAATGTAATCTATTGATGTATTGAAGAATTTTGCAAGTTTTGATAATGATTCACCGCCAGGGACGTTTACATCTTTTTCCCAATACCCCACCGCAACATCACTAACCCCACAAAATTTACCTAGTTCCTTTTGAGAGGTTTTAGTGATGCGTCTGAGTGATTTTATTCGTTGCCCGACAGTTTCCATAAGTGCACCCGTAGTCAATTAAGCTAAGCAATCTTAGTTTTTATTGACCTAAGATGGATTGATAATTAATATCTAACTAAACTTAGTAATGGGAGCCATTATGACCACCGATGATGTTGAAAAGTACTTTGGTAACGCTGAAAAGGTAGCCGAGTTCTTTGGCATAACCAGCGAAGCAGTTTATCAGTGGAGGAATAGGCCCGGTCGCTTAATCCCCAAGGGGAGGGCGGCGGAGGCAGCGTACCGCACAGGAGGCAAACTGATTTTTCATCCTGAACATTACAAAAAGTCTAACGGTTCAGTCAGCAAGTAGAAACTACAAATCGAATTGCCTAGGGGTAGGTATGAACCCGGAACAGTTCTTAAGCACGCCAAAAGAAAGGCATCAGTAAAAATGGGGATCTGATTTAAATGACAAATATGAAAGAAGTTGTGAAGGCTATGTGCAAATCATATCCGGGTGGCCGCGAAGCAATGGCTGGCGCCTTGGGTATGACCGTGACGCAGTTCAACAACAACCTCTACGAGAAAAACGGCTGTCGATTTTTTGAAGTATCGGAGCTGGAAGCGATGGAAGACATTTCCAACACGTCGCTACTGGCAGACTACTTCGCCCGCCGTCGTGGTGCTCTGCTGGTGGATGTGCCGCACCTGGAAGAACTCGATCGCGTGGACCTGTTTAGTCGAGCAATGCGTACCTCGGCAGCCAGAGGTCAGGTTGACCAGATTATCGAACAAGCACTTGAAGATGGGGTAATCGAAAGGCATGAGGCAGAAGAAATCATGGTGCATCACCGCCGCCATCTGGCAGCTCGCGAAGAAGAGATTGCCGCAATTATCACGTTATTTTCACGCAAAAAGAAGTGACGCCAGCGAGTTGCAGCTCCTGGCGTCGTGGCGTGTCGTTATCAGTGGAGATTACTAACGCATGAACAGTCTACCAACACAGTACCGCAGGTCGCAACTTGTGGCGCGGCCGGTTCCTGGTGGAGCAGGGCCGGTGCAGTTCGTGTATGGGGTAAGAGTACCCGGTGGGATAGAACCTGTCTGCTACCAGTTTGCTCAATGGGCGGTAGATGACTTTAGAAGTCAGGCGGAAAGCGTATGCGAGAACTTAACCGATGGTTCAGAGATCACTACGGCGTCCCGGTCAGGGTCATACGCTGGGACTCCAAAACACAGCGCGTTATATACCTGCGCGAAGGGTATCAGCACGAGTGTTTCAGCCCACTTGAACAGTTCAAACGAAAATTCAGGGAAATAGAGGGGTCTTATGAGCCTGTTAATGCCATCAAGGCCGATAGTCATAAATCCTGACCTTGCATACAGCATTGGCCTGAATGAAGCCATTGCGCTGCAGCAGGTTAACTACTGGCTGCAGGAAACTAACTCAGGGCTGGAGCGTGACGGCGTACGCTGGATCTACAACACAACAGAGCAATGGCTGGAACAATTCCCGTTCTGGTCTGAGTCCACTCTGAAGCGCACCTTCACCCGGCTGAAGAGCCTGGGCGTGCTTAAAGTTGAGCAGCTTAACAAGTCGCAGCGTGACATGACGAACTACTACACGATCAACTACGAGAGCGAGCTTTTAGATGAGGTCAAAGTGACCAAATCGAAGAAGTCAAAATGCGCCGTTCCATCAGTTCAAAATGACACGATGGAAGAGGTCAATGTGAAACGCTCCACCAGGTCAAAACGAACCGCTGTCATCAGGTCAAATTGGCACGATGATCTTACAGAGAATACAACAGAGAGTACTACAGAGATTACAGGTAAAGACTCTTGTCCGGTTGCGCTGCAACCAGACCAGACCGATCCGGCTGCACTCGTTCTGGATCATTTTAATCGAGTAACTAATTCGACCTATGGCAAGGGGGGACGAACCAAAACGACGCTGGGTTATATTCGGGGACGGCTGGCCGAAGATTACAGCCCTGAAGACCTGATGCTGGTGGTTGACTACCTGAACGAAAAATGGGCTCAGGATCCGAAGATGAGCGACTACCTGCGGCCCAAAACGCTGTTTGCTCCCGAGAACTGCGTCGAGTATTTCGACAAGGCCAAAAAATGGGAAGCAGCCGGGCGCCCAGCCTGGACTGGCGGAAAGTGGGTTAAACAAGACACGGCGTTCAAGTCCAGTTATTCCGACGTGGATTATTCAGTGCCAGCGGGGTTCCGTTCATGAGCAAGCCATTTCTGAAATGGGCTGGTGGAAAGTATACCCAGCTGGCTGACCTGTTCGTGCATATCCCGGCAGGGAAACGCCTGATAGAGCCATTCGTTGGTGGTGGGGCGGTATTCCTGAACAGCGACAAGCACGCAGAGTACCTGCTGGCGGACGTTAACCCGGACCTGATTAATCTGTATCAGATGTTAGCGGTGGTGCCGGATGAAGTGGAATTAAAGGCCCGCTGGATGTTTGAGCACATGCGGTCATCAGATGGCTATGAGCTGATCCGTTCCGAGTTCAACGCTCAGACGCTGGATGCTACTGAACGCGCAGCTGCATTCCTGTATCTCAACCGGCATTGCTTCAATGGCCTGATGCGCTACAACCAGGCGAACAAGTTTAATGTGGGTTGGGGAGGCTACAAGGCCCCGTATTACCCGATGGATGAGATGAAAGCCTTCGCGGCTATGGCGCATAACTGCGTCTTCATGACTGCTGACTATCGCCGAACTATCAGCCTGGCCGGGAAAGGGGATGTGGTTTACTGCGATCCGCCTTACGAACCGATGCCGGGAACAACCGGATTCACCGCCTACGCCGCTGGTGGTTTTAGCTGGGAGAACCAGGTAGACCTGGCGAAGCAATGCGTATCTGACTTTCACCGTGGGGCTCGGGTAGTAATTTCAAATTCATCTGCACCGAAGGTTCTCGACCTGTACCGGGAGCATGGTTTTAACCTGGAGTTCATCAAGGCGCGCCGTTCGATCTCCTGCAAAAGCAGTACGCGGGAAGTCGCAAAAGATGTCGTGGCTATCCTGTGAGTTACCTGCCGTGGAGAAAATGACATGAGAGCATTACTGACTCCTGAAATTGCCCCACGCATGGGCATTGTTCTGCTACGCCCTGGCGCCGATCTGATGCCGATGTTCAGGAGAGGGCGGGTATTGGTTGAGCCGGCACCGGAAAAATACAGTGACTATGCAACCGGCGCTATCCCTCCTGCCAAACAGTCACTGGAAGAAGACCCGGTTTTGAAACCAGTCTTCGAAAACAAAGACGTCATTCTGCGCGCGGGTGGTATCAGCGCACTGGAGGCCGAGCTGGAGCGTCGGTTTGAATGCCAGTACCCGCACGGTTCGTGGCACAGCGAAAATTTTACATTGTTCCGTCATGAGCCTGGCAGCATCCGGCTTTGCTGGGCCTGCGATAACCTGGTGCGTGACCAGTACACAGAGACGCTGGCAGGCATTGCTCGTCAGAACCTGGTATCCTGGCTGATAACGGTTATTCGCTCACAGCTGGGGTTCAACGAAGACCATCAACTGACGATCCCAGAGTTGTGCTGGTGGCTGGTTATAAACAATCTGGCGCACGTGATCCCTGAATCGCTGGCCCGGAAAGCCTTGAGATTGCCGGAAATAAAGCATCAACCGGTGATGAAGGAGAGCGATATTGTGCCGGAGCCAGCGGCGAGCGAAGTGGTGCAGAAAAAGATTCTCGGTCTTCGCGTAGATCCTGAAACGCCGGAATCATTCATGCTGCGACCAAAGCGCCGCCGCTGGGTTAACGAGAACTGGACTCGCTGGGTTAAGTCCCAGCAGTGTGTCTGCTGTAACAAACCAGCAGATGATCCCCATCACCTGATAGGCCACGGACAAGGTGGGATGGGAACGAAAGCGCACGACCTGTTTGTGTTGCCGCTTTGCAGAGCGCATCACGACGAGTTGCACGCTGACACCGTGGCATTTGAGGAGAAGCACGGCTCACAGCTTGAGCTGCTGTTTCGATTTTTGGATCGTTCGCTAGCAATTGGCGTGCTGGCTTAATTCAGTGGAGATGAGTTAATGCGTGATATGTATGAAATTTTAGACCGCTGGGGTGCATGGGCTGTTGCTGATAGTAGTGGTGTTGGCTGGCAACCCATTGCAGCTGGGTTTAAAGGTTTGCTACCTCATGGAAAGAAAACACGCCAGCAATGCGATGATGATGAAGGTATCATGATCGACGGATGTGTAGCGAGATTGCGGAAATATAAGCCGGAAGAGTATGAGTTGATTATCGCTCATTTTGTTATCGGTATATCATTGCGTAGTATAGCTAAGAAACGCAAATGCTCTGATGGGACCATCAGGAAGGAACTGCAAACAGCGCTTGGGTTTATTGATGGCTGTTTATGTGTGTTGAAGTGAAATAAGCCGCTTTTGCGGCTTATTTTTTATTCAGTTGACGTTTTTCTTTGAAAAGCTCTTTTATTTTTAAAGGTATAAATGTTGATTGGATGAAAGAAAAGCATGTTAAAAACGAAATGGCATGACCAATATAGAGTTTAGCTATGCCTTTGTATGGTTCAATAATTACATTATCTTTTGATAAGAGATAAAAAATGAAAATTAAAACAAGTGTGAATATGTAAAGTAAAAATAATGCATAGTATTTATTAAAACGCATAATAAATCTTTTTTCTTGGTTTGCAATATCTAAGTCGCTTAGGTTTAATATCAGCGAAGAGTTTTCACCCGACATTGTAATAACTAGTAACAAGAAACCAGAAAGGATTGAGAAAACATTTGCAACAAGATTTAGTGCATCTGTATTATTTGTTAAACTATTAGTTAGAAAGTATGAAAAACAGCCAGAGGCTATAAGGTTCACAAGTGTGATTGATATACCTTTAATGTTATAGTTGCTCGCCATTTTAGCCTCCTTTTTACCCTTCATTATAGCTCTTTAGCTGCAAAGTCCTCTAGTATTTCTTTAGCATATTTTGCATTGATTGTTTTTGAACCATAAGGTACTGTAAAGTAAGTACTAACAACTTTTAAATCATCCCCTTTTATAGTTTCTCCTTTTTTAGTTTCTAAATAAAAATCGCTATCTAAATCATTTATCCAAACATTTGTATTATTTTCAATAGAAGATGCAAGTTCAGTGTTTCCTTTCGCATCAATAGTTAAATGACCTGTAATTCCTTTGGCTTTTATAGCTGGTTCATTTTTTAACATAGAATCAAAGAAAGATGGGGTTTTTACAAAGTCAGATTCATCAACGGCTACATTAACATGCAAGGCCTTAAATCCATCTTGTTTGATTCGTTTTATTACGTCTTTTTTGAGAATAGCGGATGGCTTAACTTGAACACCAAATTGCTCAAGAAGGGTTGCTATCTTTACTTCAGAAAAGTTCATTGAGATTTGCATCAGGGATGCAATAGAATTTCCCTTGATAAGTAAAAACGCATGCAGACTATCGAGGTTCTCGACATCCAAGAGATCGTTTGATGTTGGAAGTTTGGGGGTAATTGAAACTTGTTCTTTCGGATTATACATAGCAAAGTGTAGATAATGCATGTTTCCACTTGTGGAAAAATCTTTGAGTTTTATATGCTTACTAGAGGAAACCGGAACTATTGCTCCCACAACAAACTTACTGCTACTAGCAATTTGATCGAAGAGGATATTGGTAGAAGAAGTATTCACCTTAAAAGCTCTCACAACGCATTTCTTGGTTAACCCATTCTGCTTAGTTGCTGAAAAGTTCATGCTGATTCCTTTGGTAATTTTTTATAACAATATTATACAAATGCTAACGCGTACGCAAAAACTATCGTAATCTGTTAGGAGTGGTCACTTCGACACACAGCCTAATCATCAAACCTCCCCAAGCGGCGTTTCTTTTGCTTTTCATGAATAGATGTTAACCTATTGATTGTATTGATTATATTGGTCTTAAGCCTATCCTTTATCTGTTCGCGCCCCTGATATCCCGGAGATGGATATAATGAAAATGATCAACAGCTGGTTTGAGATACTGAGTTGAAGAGTTAGTAGTATGGAGATCCCCCCTCTGTGCATCTTGCTGGGTTCTACTGTTAAGGCTTGGGCGTTTATCAAACACAGGTAGTTATACACCTGACATTGACGCTTTGAATGTTTGGAACATAAATTATTGATGTGGTGAATCCCCCTGTGCGGAGGGGCGACCAGTCAGTTACAGACACCTGTAAATGCAGCGCGGGCCATGCCGACTGGGGCATGCTCACCGGGAGGCACCCGGCACCACACTGCCACTAAACTTATTTAAGATTTATGGCAGGTTTACTTTTGCGGTTGCCCTTCTATGTTTATAGAACGTAACGGCAAAAGTGAATGCTTCCTGGTAAATCGGTAGCTCGGACTATTAGGAGTGCCTTCGTTTCGTTACTACCTAGAATGCCTACTTTCAGCCCGCCTTCAGGCGGGCTTTTTTACGCCATCAATAGGGCGCTTCAGAAAGAAAAGGTAAACATCATTTGAAGGCAGCGCTTTGCGTGGCCTTTCTTATTTCAGGCTCACGGGAATCATCATCGATACGGCTCGTTGTTAAATCAGCCCGATGGGCCTGGCCCCCTACACGCACAAAGCACCCCGTTAACCCGGAGGTGGAGTATGTATCGAATGGACAAGCTAACAACAGGTATTGCCTACGGAACGTCCGCAGGTAACGCGGGGTTTTGGATGTTGCAATTGCTCGACAAAGTATCCCCATCTCAGTGGGCCGCTATCGGTGTTCTGGGAAGTCTGGTATTTGGCTTGCTGACATACCTGACGAATCTGTATTTCAAAATTAAAGAAGACCGGCGAAAAGCTGTGCGAGGTGAATAATGTCTCCGACACTACGTAAAAGTGTTCTTGCGGCAGTCGGCGGCGGGGCCCTGGCGATTGCCTCTGCTCTCATAACTGGCCCAATGGGTAATGATGGGCTTGAGGGAGTGCGATACGACCCTTATCAGGATGTGGTAGGTGTCTGGACGGTTTGTTACGGCCACACAGGTAAAGACATCATGCTCGGCAAAACCTATACCGAGGCAGAGTGTCGGGCGCTACTAAATAAAGACCTGAATACCGTAGCTTGGCAGATCAACCCTTACATCAAAAAACCGATCCCAGAAACAATGCGTGGGGCTCTGTACTCATTCGCCTATAACGTCGGAGCCGGGAACTTCCAGACCTCTACTCTGCTTCGCAAAATCAACCAGGGTGACCAGAAAGGTGCGTGTGATCAGCTGCGCCGCTGGACCTATGCCAAAGGTAAGCAGTGGAAAGGACTTATTACTCGGAGGGAAATTGAGCGTGAAGTGTGTTTATGGGAGCAAAGATGAGTCGCTTAACCGCCGTTATCATCGCAATAGCAATCCTGCTAATGTCCTGTGCCATTTCATGGCGTATGGGATGGAGTTCCCACGCTGATCACATCAATGCTCAGGCTGCGAAGAAGAGAGATAAGGCCGAGAATGCCATTAAGCCTGTAGAGGAAAAGGCCGCTACTGCTAACGAAGCGGGTAAGGTCATCTACAAAACAATAACCCGCGACGTGGTGAAATATGTTCAGTCTCCGAATCGTACTGTGTGTAGGTTTGATGATGCTGCTGTGCAGTTGCGTCAGCGCGCCATCGATGCTGCCAACTCCATCCCCGGATTTGATGAGTCCGCCGTGCAAAGCAAGTGACGCAGGGAATGACAGCGATGAAGATTTACAGTCTGATATAGAAACCGCTCAATGCCTGCGCCAGCTCCGTTTGGATAAGTATCGCTGGCAGGCGTACTATCGGGCGGTGAGTAAGTAACAGGCATAGCACATGAAATAAGTGGCCTTAAGTGAACAAAAAATCTGAAAACAAGACATTCAAGCTTTCAGCATCGAAATGTTTGTATCTAATTCAGGGGGTGTCATGCACTATAGGATCTCAAACCACTCTTAACTAAGTAGCCACTCATGACAGTAAACTTACTACCACAACTACCATGCGGTTATCGTTACGGCATTGAGCGCTCGATCCGGCCCCAGACTGGTGCGGAATTTTTTCCGCCACAAGGGTGTGTTATCAAATCTGTTAACTTTGGGGATGGTGTGGTTATTTGTGTGCCCATCCAATGGTACATTAAACAATTAGATTTATGGGTCACTGTCTAAGGAACCATCGAATAATATGTTAGTTACCAGCCTCGTTAGGGCGAACTGATAATTGCTCTCAAAAGACCAGCATAGAAGCCTGTTGCTCTGGTTGAATGTTCCGGCAAGTTGAAAATGATTGGTTCAATGAGCTCTTTCGATATTTAAATGCTATCGATAACTTAAATGAAGCTATCATCACGTTATCACTGCCAGCCAACACCGAAACGGCAGTGGTCAGTTAAAAAGCAGAAAAGCCTCTCTTGGGTGGCTCCTGAGAGATTTTAGTTTTCTAACTGGTACTAACCAAAGGTCGCATATCTATGCGGCCTTTTTTTTAGCCGGTTTCATGGCTTGAGGACATCCTGGACGAGAATATGTGACAAAACCAATCAGGGGAAACAGGAATGCCCTGTGAGCGGATTTACGAATCAGTAAGAACGTTTATCCCCACAAAAGGATAAGATGGCTTTTATCCCTTTGTGGGGGTAAAAACCGTATGGCCTCGCATCTGCGGGGCTTTTTTATTCGCAAAGGTAAAACGATGAAGAGCTTAGATATTGAATCCATAGGCGGGAGGCTGATGGCGATTGAGTATGACGGTTTGTCATGCGCATCGTTGCCAGTTTCAGAGTTCCCCATCGACAGTACACCTTTAACTCTCCCTCAATTCATGCTCAAGGATGTGTATGCCACCACGAGCTAAACGACCTTGCCGTCACAGAGGATGCGCGGCAGTGACGAATGATGTCGGTGGATACTGTGAGATCCACCGGCAGCAACACGCCGGCGATGGCTGGCGTAACTATCAGCCAGGAAAAACTCGACAAGACCGTGGTTACGGTCGTCCGTGGGAAATTAAACGGGCCCGTATCATGAAAAGAGATAAATACCTTTGTCAGAACTGTAGACGAGACGGTATTGCCACGAAAGCCACAAGCGTCGACCACATCATTCCCAAAGCTCATGGCGGTACCGATGATGACTTTAATCTCGAGTCATTGTGCTGGAGCTGCCACAGCAAGAAAACAGCAACAGAGAGGACCCGATGAAGAATTTCAAAATTGAATACGTTGATGGCGCTTTGACCGTTCTGGAGACGGATGGTCAGTCACGGATGAATGAAGCCGTACATGGCATCCATTTTGAGCATGTTCAGGGCGGCCGCCCCCTGCTTAAACTGACGATTGCACATGATATTGCTCCGGCCCCTGCCTCATCAAGTGCACTGGATCAGGAGCCTTTAGAGGGTGAGCTGGTAACGGAACAACAGACGAAGGCTCCCGTTGGTCGCCGCTCACGTCATCGTCGTGGAGGTAAGCAATGATGTATCAGCGCACGGATCTGACACTCTCAATGTTCTATGCATCCAGCGCTGATGCAGAGGGAAACAAAGTGGCTACTTTGACGATGCAGGTTATCGCTGCAGAGGCTGGCTCCGTCCAGACCAGCCAGTTGCGCTGTATTACCGATAGCGCGAAGAAAAAAACGTATAGCGTAGGCGAACAATCTGTCAGTAATGGTTCCGATCCGTTGCTGGTCGCGATTGAGAATTACTGGCGTCAGAATACAGATGTCGTCGTTAAAGGATTGATCGCCGAAGTGACCGACTTCATCGCAGGGAACATCAACTCAGTCAGCACCTGGATCGGCCAGTTTGGGATGAAGGTGTTCGAGAACCAGCCATTGGCTGAACGGCTACCAGAAAGCGTACTGCAGGCCGATGGAGGCTCCGCTACAGCGACAGGGTCCTGACAGCAGGCATTACATAAGGTGCTCACAAAGAGCCTGGGATTTTCCGGACCACGCAATGTGAACCGTATTCGCCGCCGGCGAAGCCGGAATGACGATATCCACCTCGACTGAGGCAGCTGCTGGCAGGGGGGAGGGGGGATCAAATCCCTGACCCCTTTCGCGCTTCGGGACTGCCCGTTGAAGTCTATTTTTACACGCCAGAAATAAGAAATTTTTTTCCGGAAGGTTTCATCTATCAAAGGAACGTTTATGGCCGGAGGAATTCGATCGTCCGGTGGTGGCCGAAAACCTACTTTACCCACCGGGCAAAAAAGCAAATTAACACGTATTGCGCCCCCCGCTGAGTTAATGGGGGAGGCGGCAATAAGAATGTGGAAGACGCAAAGCAAAATACTCATCGACCGAGGGGTGTTTGAGCTGGAGGATGCACCTTTGTTGCTGGCTTACTGCAATGCTTTTCATCTGATGCTCGAAGCCGAAAAAATGCTGGCCAGCGGACTGACCTCAGAAAGTGAAATGGGGGGCCTGAAAAAACACCCTGCAGTTAATGTCCGGAATGACTCGGTTTCCCAGCTTGCCCGCCTCGGCTCTCTGTTGGGGTTAGATCCGCTCAGTCGTCTTCGCATGACCAGCGGACAAAAGGATCCGGACGATGACGGGAATGAATTCGATGAGTTTGACTGATGGCTACCTATCCGAACGTCAATGCGGCGAACCAGTATGCGCGGGATATCGTTGGCGGGAAGATTCTGGCGTGTCAGTTAACGGTACTTGCCTGTCAGCGACATCTGGACGACCTCGAACGAGCAAAGGATCCCCACTGGCCCTACCGCTTCGATAAAAACAAAGCAGAACGATTTCTTCGTTTTGCCCAGAAAATGCCTCATACCTCAGGGGAATGGGCCCGGCGTAAACTCCGGATTGAATTTGAAGCCTGGCAGAAGTTCGCTCTTGGCGTACCGTTTGGATGGGTACACAAGAAGACAGGCCTGCGTCGTTTCTCTGAAATCTATATCGAGGTGCCCAGGAAGAACGGGAAATCCGCTATTGCCGCTGCTGTAGGAAATTATATGTTTTGTGCAGATGGCGAGCATGGTGCAGAAGTCTATTGCGGCGCCACGACTGAAAAACAGGCATGGAAGGTATTTTCTCCGGCGCTGCAAATGGTGAAAAAGCTGCCGGCATTGCGGCAAAAATTCTCGATAAAACCCTGGGCAAAAAAAATGACGCGCCCTGACGGTTCGGTTTTTGCGCCTGTGATCGGTGACCCGGGGGATGGTGATTCGCCATCATGCGCCATCATTGATGAATATCACGAACATACTACTGATGCGCTTTACACCACCATGACCACCGGTATGGGGGCTCGTGAACAACCGATGACACTGATCATCACCACCGCTGGCTATGACATTACATCCCCTTGCTATGAAAAGCGTACTCAGGTTGTCGAGATCCTGCGGAGAACCCGTAATGGCGAGGAAAATGAAACCATATTTGGGCTGATTTATGGCCTTGATGACGATGATGACTGGACGACTCCTGAGGCATTAATCAAGGCAAACCCCAACTATGGCATTTCGGTAAAAGCAGATTTTCTCCGGGCTAAACAATTATTGGGTATGTCGACGCCCGGGCAGACAAACAAGATTCTGACCAAGCATTTCAATCGCTGGGTAAGCGCAAAATCAGCTTATTACGACTTGAGAAAATGGATGGATGCAGCCGATAAAAACCTTAAGTTGTCAGATTTTGAAGGGGAAGAATGCTGGCTGGGTATCGATCTGGCCTCGAAAGTTGACCTCAATGCCGTGGTTCCAGTTTTTCGTCGTGAAATAGACGGAATAACACATTTTTACTGTGTTTCTCCTCTGTTCTGGGCACCCGAAGAAACCATTTACTCGCAGGAGACCGCGCTGAAAAGTACCGCAGAACGTTATCAGTCCTTTGTCCGGCAGGGTAAGTTGATCCCGACCGATGGTGGCGAAGTTGATTACAGGCTGATATTTGAAACGATCCTGAAGCTGCGGAATACCGTAAAAATTGCCCAATGCCCCATTGACCCTTATGGCGCGACTTCATTACGTCACATGCTCGAGGAAGAGGGGCTTGAGCCTGTCGAGATAAGACAAAATTTTACCCATATGAGTGATCCTATGAGAGAGATTGAGGCTGCGCTCATCTCGGGGAGATTCCATCATGACGGACACCCTGTCATGAACTGGTGTATTTCCAATATCGTCGGCCAGTACCTTCCCGGAAGTGACGATATTGTGCGTCCCGGGAAAGAAGGGCGGCAGAACAAGATAGATGGTGCGGTTGGTTTAATGATGGGGCTGGGGCGCGCCATGCTTAACAGTTCAGTGATGACATCCGTATACGATGAGGAAGATATAGCATGCTAATTTCAGTTTTGAGTTTTATTGTCGGCCTCACTGGTGCTGGATTGTTATCCGCAGGTGCCTGGCTTATTTCTCCATCAGTGGGATTGATAACAGGAGGGGTTATTTGTCTGGGCTGGTCATATATGACAACCCGGGCCTTTTCCTCCGGCGTCAGCAATGGCGGAGGTGAATAATGTTCCTACCCCAGATGTTCAGGGGCCGACAATACTCGGGAAATGGCTTCTGGGAAGCCATGCTGGGCGGGGTTCGTTCAAGCCAGAGCAAAACTGGCATCATAATCACGCCGGAAACTGCTCTGGGACTTTCTGCGATCCGGGCCTGTGTTACCCTCCTGGCGGAGTCCGTCGCGCAGCTGCCGTGCGAACTTTACCGGCGGGATAATAATGGCGGGCGCCAGCGTGCGACGGATCACCCGGTTTATGACCTGATTCACTCCCAGCCTAACAGGAAAGACACCTCATTCGAGTATTTCGAGCAGCAGCAGGGGTTGTTGGGGCTGGAGGGAAATTGCTACTCGATCATCGAACGGGACGGAAAAGGCTACCCGAAAGAGCTGATCCCCATTAACCCGAAAAAGGTCATTGTGCTGAAAGGGCCGGACGGTATGCCGTATTACCAACTCCCGGAAGTCGGCGAAATTCTGCCGATGCGCATGATGCACCATGTGAAGGTCTTTTCTCTGGATGGCTATATCGGCAGTTCCCCCATTCAGACGAACGCCGATGTTCTGGGGCTGAATCTGGCGGTTGAGGAGCATGCGGCCGCGACATTCCGGCGCGGGACAACGATGAGCGGGGTGATAGAGCGTCCGAAAGAGGCCGCGACCATTAAAAGCCAGGATGCTATTGATCGCCTGCTGGCGAAATGGACCGAGCGCCATTCCGGTATTCACAATATGTTCTCTGTGGCATTGCTGCAGGAGGGCATGAGCTATAAACAACTGTCGCAGGATAACGAAAAGGCGCAGCTGCTACAGTCGCGGCAGTGGGGCGTGGAAGAGGTCTGCCGGCTCTATAAAATCCCGCCACATATGGTGCAGATGCTGGCGAAAGCGACCAACAACAACATCGAGCACCAGGGCCTGCAGTTCGTGATGTATACGCTGCTGGCCTGGCTGAAACGCCATGAGGGTGCGCTGCAGCGCGATCTGCTTCTGCCCAGCGAACGCCGCGATTTGTACATCGAGTTCAACGTTTCCGGGCTGCTGCGAGGCGATCAGAAATCACGCTATGAATCTTATGCGCTGGGCCGCCAGTGGGGATGGCTATCCACTAACGATATCCGGCGCATGGAGAATCTGCCGCCAATTGCTGGCGGGGACAAATACCTGACGCCGCTCAATATGGTCGACAGCGCGAAGATCCTTCCTGGCGATAAGTCGCCGACAGCAAAACAGCTGGCCGAAATCGAAACCCTTCTGGCCAGAGCCTGATTATTTCCCGCTGCGCGGGATGACCTGGAAGACAACATGACAACGAGATTAATTAACCTGCCGCACCTGGCAGATATGGTCTTTGGTGTGCCGCATTACGTTACGCGGCAAACAATGGACTCCGTGAAAGCAGTGCTCATCCCCCGCATTCAGGGGGGCACCGAAGATGCCGTCATTCAGATGGCGCTGAATCCGGGTAAATCACCTGCTGCTGAGCAGGTCCAGCCCACCGGCGGGGTGGCGGTGATCCCCGTTCACGGCATTCTTGTTCCACGCCGGGGGCAGATTACGGCGATGTGCTCCGAGCTGACCAGCTACGAGCGGATCCGCGGGCAGTTGCAGGTGGCGTTAAACGACCCCTCAATCAGCGAAATCGTTCTGGATATTAACTCCGGCGGCGGCGCAGCGGTGGGGTGCAAGGAGCTGGCCGATTACATTTATCAGTCTCGCGACACGAAACCCATCACGGCGATTGTGAACTACAGCGCGTATTCCGCCGCGTATTTCATCGCGTCGGCCTGCAGCAAAATCATCGTCAGCCAGACCAGTGGCGTGGGGTCGATTGGTGTGATCATGGAGCACCTCGATACGTCGAAGATGGAAGAAAAAATGGGGCTGACGTTCACCACCATTTACCGGGGAGATAACAAAAATAACGGCACCCAACATGAACCACTGAGTGAAGAGTCGCTGGGTATGTTCCAGGACATGATCGACGAAATGTACGAGACGTTTACGGGGTCGGTGGCCGAATATCGCGGCCTGAAGCAGCAGGCCGTCATTGATACGCAGGCGGGGCTGTATTTTGGCCCTGGCGCTGTGTCAGCCGGCCTGGCGGATGAAGTCTCTGACCCCCAGGCGGCGATCAATGCTATCGCGGCAAAGTATCAGCAACCCCGTCAAAAAACCTCCATTCAGATGCAGGCAGCCGCGATGGATCTGCAAACCAAAATGTAACCCGGCGCAAACACAAACCGCGTCACCTTAAGCAGCCAGCAGGCTGCTTTTTTTATGTCTAAAAAGAGAGAAATCAAATGCCACAGATTGAAGAATTGCGTCGTCAGCGTGCGGGTATCAACGAACAGGTTCAGGCCCTGGCAACCATTGACGCCAGCGGCAGCACGCTGACTGCGGAGCAGCTGACGGAGTTTGCGAACCTGCAGCAGCAGTTCACTGATATCAGCGCCAAAATTGAACGCCTGGAAGCCGCCGAACGTGCTGCGGCGCTGGTCGCAAAACCCGTTAAAGCGACTCAGCAGGCCCCCGGCATTATTGTTAAGCAGGAGCCTAAACAGTACACCGGTGCTGGCATGACCCGACTGGTTATGTCTGTCGCCGCAGGCGCAGGGAATCTGCAGGACGCGGCAAAATTCGCTTCAGAAGAGCTGAATGATCAGTCCGTATCGATGGCCATTTCCACCGCAGCGGCGTCCGGTGGTGTGCTTATTCCGCAGAACCTCCACAGTGAGGTGATCGAGCTACTGAGCGACCGAACCATCGTCCGCAAGCTGGGTGCCCGTCCCGTTCCGCTGCCTAACGGTAATATGACGCTACCACGCGTGGCCGGTGGAGCAACGGCAAGCTACACAGGAGAAAACAAAGACGCCAAGACATCAGAAACACGCTTTGATGATGTAAAACTTACGGCGAAAACTCTGATTGCGATGGTGCCTATTTCCAATGCACTGATTGGCCGCGCCGGATTCAACGTCGAGCAGCTGGTCCTGCAGGATATTCTGACCGCCATCTCAGTGCGTGAGGATAAAGCCTTTATGCGCGATGACGGTACCGGCGATACACCGATTGGTATGAAGGCGCGCGCGACGCAGTGGAACCGCCTGCTGCCGTGGGAAGCTGATGCAGCGATCAACCTGAACACAGTTGACGAGTACCTGGACAAGATCATTTTGATGGCGATGGACGGCAACAGCAATATGATCAGCAGCGGCTGGGGCATGTCGAACCGTACCTATATGAAGTTGTTTGGGCTGCGTGACGGCAACGGCAACAAAGTCTATCCGGAAATGGCTCAGGGATTACTTAAAGGATATCCGGTTCAGCGTACCAGCGCGATCCCTGCGAATCTGGGGACCGGGGGTAAGGAGACTGAGATTTACTTTGCTGACTTCAATGATGTGGTTATCGCTGAAGACGGCAATATGAAAGTCGACTTCTCGAAGGAAGCCTCTTACATCGATGCCGATGGCACCCTGGTATCTGCGTTTTCCCGTAACCAGTCGCTAATCCGCGTTGTTACTGAGCATGATATTGGCTTCCGTCATCCGGAAGGCCTGGTGCTGGGTACCGGCGTCCTGTTCTAACCCATCCCTCAGTAAATACGGCCCGCATATGCGGGCTTTTCCCTTTCAGGAGAATGTTATGGCTGCGAAAAATAAAGCAGTGGAGCCGGAAGAAACAGGCACACAGGACAACCATGCGACCGTGGTCGCACAGGCAGAGCGTAAATCCGTTGTGTTCCTTGGGCCGCACCACCGTTATTCCCGTGGAGATATCGCGTGCTTTGAAGGATCGCGCGCCGAAGAACTGGTTAAGCGGCGTATCGCGGTATGGCCGGAGGATGCCGAACGTGCGCTGAAACCGAAGCCGGGAGACAGCGATTTTGATACTGACATTGGATGATGTGAAAACCCAGCTACGCCTGGAACTGGACTTCACGGAGCATGATGCCATGCTCACGCAAATGGTGAACGCCGCGCAGCGGAGCATCGAGCGTGATTACTACTGCAAGCTGGTCACCAGTGATGAAGAGCTGCAGGCGCTCCCGGAGACCGTCCGCGGATTTATCGCGGATGAAGATATCCGGCTGGCTATTCAGTTTCTGGTCAGCGATGCGTATCTGAATGGCCATACCGGACAGTGGCTGGAAACCGCTGCGGTGAGGCATCTTCTTTTCCCCCTGCAGGAGCATACGCTATGAGCCTGAAACCGGGTGATATGAACTGTCGCATTGCGATTAGCTACGTTCAGTCCGGTCGGGGGCCGCTGGGCGAACCGCTACCGGAAAAGCAGGTTGAATCGGGAAAAGCGTGGGCAAAACGGGAGCTGGTATCGGGGCGGAAAGTCCGCACGCTGGATCAGCAGCAGGTGGTGGAAACCTGCCTGTTTACGGTCTATCCGGGTGTGCTGGTTGATATTGACTGGAAAATCACGACGAAAAATCTGGTTTATACCGTCCGGAATATCGACCGCAAAACGGACCGGATCATTATCACGGGGGAGGCTGACGGGCGGCATGATAGAGCTGGCGATTAAGGGTGCGCTGGAGCGCATCACCGGCATGAATGCGTATCCGCTTTTACTGCCGGACACAGTCCAGGAAGGAGCGACCTTTCAGCGTATCTCTGACCCGGAAATGGTCTCGGGAATGTTGCGAACGGGGATCGTCTCTGCCCGTATCCAGGTGAACCTATACCTTCTCGATAATTACACCTCACTGCTGCAGCTGGATAAAAAAATCTGGGCGGAACTGAAGTCAGTCGTTCATGGCCAGCTGGAGGGTATCCCGGTTCAGTATGTGGAGCGAGGCGGTATCCATCAGGATAAAAACCAGCTGACGAATCGTCGCATTCAGTATCGCCTGACCCGCGATTTCATCATTCACTACGTGGAGGACTCCTCGTGATCCGAATGGAAGTTAAAGGGCTGGATGAGCTGGAGCGGCAGTTAATGGCCCTGGGCGAAAAAGTGGCGACGAAGGTATTGCGGGATGCCGGGCGCGAAGCGCTAAAGGTCGTCGAGGAAGATATGAAGCAGCATGCCGGCTTTGACGAAACGTCTGCCGGGCCGCACATGCGGGACTCAATCAAAATCCGCTCTTCCACCCGCAAGGGTAAAGGGAACGCGGTTGTAACGCTCCGTGTTGGCCCCAGCAAGCAGCACCATATGAAGGCGCTGGCGCAGGAGTTTGGCACGGTTAAACAGGTTGCAGACCCCTTTATCCGACCCGCCCTGGATTACAACCTCCAGACCGTTTTGCGCGTGTTAACCGTGGAAATCCGAAACGGCATTGAAAACAGGTAGCATCCGCTGCCGTATAAAAAGAGAGAGAAACATGGCTGATAAAACTTCGCCTGAATATGCGATGTTGCCGGCGGGCACCATTGTGAAATACGGGGAGCCTGGCGCTGCCACGTCAGCGCTGAAACCGCTGATTAACTGTAAAGCGCTGGGTGCAATGGGGCAGACGGGGGGCTTTGTCGACTGCACCACGTTACTGGATAAGCAGAAACAGTCCATCAGCGATCTGCCTGACGGGCCTGAAAAGTCACTGGGCTTCATTGATGATCCGGGCAACACCGATTTTGCCGCGCTGCTGAACGCAGCAGAGGCCCGCAAGACCATCCAGTTATACGTCGAATTACCCAACAAGCGAACAGCGACGATGCTCCTGGCGCTGTCCGGGTGGCAGATGAATGAAATCGCCGCTCCGGCGAATGAGGTCATCCAGATCACTGTTCAGGGTAAACAGAACAAGATCGCCTGGGGAACCGTCGCTGTCTCCGGCGGCGCCTGATTAACTTAACCTTTAAACAGCCACCTTCGGGTGGCTTTTTATTTTTAAGGACTACCTGTGAAAGATAAAGATTACCTGTCCACGCTGAAATCCGCGTTGCTTAAATCGGAGCCAACCGTCATTAAAACCGAGTTATTTGGCGCCACCGTATTCATCCGCCGCCTGACCGGGGATTACCTCATCAGCTACGAAGAGAAAATGGCTGAAACCGCAAAAGCTGGCGCAGCGCGCGAGGCATCGGAGCAAGTCATCCAGATCGTCATCGATGCACTGGTTCAGCCGGATGGAACGGCCATTCCGGATGAATTTAAACCCACGGCAGCCGAGCTGCTGAAGGCCCATGAAAACCCCGAACTGCTGGCCGCTGTGGAAAAAGTGAAGCAACACGCAATCGGCAAGCTGGAGGAAGCAGAAAAAAACTGAGTGACTCGCCCTGGCTGGAGCTGATCTTCTGGCTGGCCGACCGCTGGGGCGAGCCTGACCCATCCAAAATTGCCGCATTGCCGGCCAACACTCTGTACCACTGGCGAGCCTACTTCCTGAAACAGGGCACTTTCCGCCGTCCTGGCGATGAAAACGCGCCACCTACCGAAACCACACCTGCGCCATCCCGGGTCGATGATGAATGCGCGGCAGTCATGAGGGCATTAATGTAATGGCAGACGTCGCATCTTTAGCGGTCGGGCTGCACCTGAACGCAGCCAGTTTTAAATCCCAGCTGCTGGGAGCGTATGGCGATGCGGAGAACCAGTCACGACGGTTTAACCGTAATGCCCAGGCGGACGCGAAAAAGACGGAGGACGCCTATAAGAAGGTCGGTCTGTCGATATCCGGGATGGCCAGCCGGCTGGCGGGGCTGGCAGGAGCCGGCCTTTCCATCGGCACGATCGTCACCACGTCCAGACAATATGGACAGGCATTATCAGACCTGCAGGCCATCACCGGTGCGACTGCAGCTGAAATGAAAGCGCTGGATCTGGCTGCGCAGGAAATGGGACGCACGACAGAGTACAGCGCCAGCCAGGCCGCCGAAGCGCTAAAGCTGATGGCGTCGGCTAAACCGGAACTTTTAAAAACGTCCGATGGACTGCAGAAGGCTACGAACAGCGCCCTTATCCTGGCGCAGGCCGCCGGCACAACGTTGCCCGATGCGACCAGAACGCTGGCGCTCTCCTTAAACCAGTACGGGGCGAGCGCGCAGGAGGCGGATCGTTATATCAACGTGCTGGCCGCCGGCGCGAAGTACGGGTCGTCGGAGATTGTGGATACGGCGGCTGCCATTAAAAATGGTGGCGTCGCAGCCGCACAGGCCGGCGTTGGTTTTGAGCAGCTGAATGCCGCGATTCAGGTGCTGGCAGAGCGTGAAATTAAAGGCGGTGAAGCCGGCACGGCGCTGCGTAACGTCATCCTGAATCTGGAAAAGGGCACGGACAAGAGCCTCAAGCCGTCCGTGGTTGGTCTCAGCCAGGCGCTGACCACTCTTTCCGGGAAAAATCTCTCCACGGCCCAGGCCGTAAAACTGTTTGGCGTGGAGAACCTGAATGCGGCGTCTATCCTGGTCCAGAACCGTTCAAAGCTTGATGAGCTAACCGCTTCCCTGACCGGTACCAAAACGGCGCATGAGCAGGCATCCATCAGGGTTAACAACCTGAACGGCGATTTGCTGGGGCTGAGCAGTGCGTTTGAAGGGATGGTCATTAAGATCGGCCAGAGCAGTAACGGGCCACTCCGCAGCGGGATTCAGGTTGCCACGGAGGCACTGAACAGCCTGGCAGACAATTTCAACACCGTCTCCAGCGTGGCGCTTTACAGCCTGATCCCCGTGTTATCCACGAAACTGACTGCAGGGCTGCGGGAGAATATCGCGGCCTGGCGGGAAAGCCAGGCGGCGGCAAAAGCGCGGGCGCAGGCTGATGCGGATATTGCCCGCAAAACGCTGGATTCGACAGCGGCCATCCTGAAACAGAACGACGCTGAGTTTGGCCACTACCGGCAGATGGAGCGGACGGCTAAACAGTACGGGATGAATATCAGTTACCAGGATGAGTTTACCCGGCTTATCCGGCAGGAAACTGAGCAAACGAACCTGGCCAGCCAGGCGAAACTGAAACTGGCAGCGGCAAACCGGCAATTGTCGATATCAGCCCGTGCGGCCTCCGTTGCGGTGGGCCTGGCAAGAGGCGCCCTGGCTTTTGTTGGTGGTCCGGTTGGCGCGGCGACGCTGGCTGGCTCTGCATTACTGTATTTCCATCAACAGGCAAAAGAAGCCCGGCAATCGGCCATTGATTTAAAAGATGCCGTAGTGGAAACCAGTGAAGCGCTGATGCGCCTCTCGCTTAACCAGTTAAATGTGAAGCAGTTCGACCTGGAGGATAAGTACGAAAACCAGGTCGTGCAGCGTAACCAGCTGATAAAAGAGATTCAGGATGCCGACAGTCGTATCGACAGCCTGAAAGGGTTTGACCCCTTCGGCCAGCTGGAAGGGGTGACAAAAGACCAGACGCGGGCGCGGGCGGATCTCGATAGCGTTAACGAGGGACTCCGCAAAACCGAGGAAAACATTAAGCGTGTCAGTGATGCAAAAACACTGGCTCAGCTGGGTTTATCGGGAAAAATAACCTCCCTTACGGACGATCTGAAAGGAGCGTTAAGCACGCCCCCCAAAGAGACCGGAGAGGGAAATCCCTGGGGCGGCGATGGCGGTACCGGCACGGGGAAAGGCAGTAAGTCCCAGGTCGACCAGTTCAAAACGCTGCGGCAGCAAATTGAAGAAGCCCATGCATCCAGCCTGGCCAGAATTAACCTGCAGGAAAAGGACAGCAACAGGGAGCTGCAGGAAGCGGCGAAGAAAAATGGCGCCAGTGATGCTGACCTGCAGCGCGCGCTGTTAATGAATGCAGAGAACTACCAGAAACAGCGACTGGATCTGGCCGCGCAGTATTCCCCCGCCCAGGAAACCCTGCGAAAAGAGCAGGAAGCCAGCCGGGACCTGGCTGAGCTTTTCAAAGCCCGCCTTCTTGATGAAAAAGAGTACCAGGCCGCACGAATAACGCTGGCCAGAGATACTGCGAAAGAGCTGCTGCAGGCGCATGCCGATGAAATCGCTGCGCCGGCACTGGATATCGCCGGCGAAGTTGATCCACTGGTCTCGCTGCGCAATCAGCTTGCGCAGCGGCAGGCATTGCTGCAGGCGTACTACCAGGGCAGCGCGATCAGCAAAGAACAGTACGAAATGCTGATGCAGAAGGCGACGAAAGAATCCGCCGATGCGCAGTATCAGACGTCACTGGAGTTATACCGATCACAGGGAGAATTCCAGAGCCTGGCCGTCGGGTTATTTGAAACGGCCCATGAGCGCTCGGGCAACTTCCTGACGAGCATGCTGACGCGGACGAGAAGCTTTAAGGAGAACATGGCTGATCTGTTTTCCTCGCTCACGCAGTCGATCATAAAAAACCTCGTTGATATGGCCGCTCAGGCGCTGGTCACCAGTACCGTCATGCAAACCATTATGGGCGTGGTGGGAGCTGGAGTGAGTATTGCAGGTGGTGTTTCTGGAGCGGCTGATGTCGGCGCAGGAACTGCGATTCAGAATGCGGGTAATAACTTTAACTTTCAAATACCGGGTTATGCCAAAGGCGGTGTCTTCGATTCTCCTTCATTAAGTGCCTACAGTAACCAGGTCTACGACTCTCCGCAGTTCTTCGCTTTCGCAAAAGGGGCCGGCGTATTTGGCGAGGCCGGGCCGGAGGCCATCATGCCGCTGACGCGTGCCGGCGATGGTTCGCTGGGTGTACGCGCTGTCGGTGGTGGTCAGAACGCCGGCGCGTCGGAAGGGCCAAAAGTCTATATCACGATTGAAGGCGGAAACACCTCAACGCAGGCGCCGTCTGGTTTTGAGCAGTTTGGCCAGCAGATCGGCTCGTTTGTGGAGAAAAAATACAGGGAGCTGATGGCGCAGGATATGCGCCCTGGCGGGATGGTCTGGAATGCAGTTAAAGGGCAACGTTGATGGCTATTGAGATATTCACCTGGAGTCCGCGGGTTAATCCCCAGCAGACCGTTAACTTTCGTGTCCGGAAGGCGCAATTCGGTGACGGGTATGCGCAGGTATCCGGCGATGGTATTAACACCCGATCACAGGATTGGGAGCTGAGCTTTGTCGGTACGGAGGACTATATCCGTCCGATTAAGCAGTTCCTTGACCGTCATGCCGGCACCCGCGCGTTTCAGTGGACCCCGCCTCTGGAAGAGGTGGGGCTTTTCCGCTGCGAACAATACAAACCGGTTCCGCTGGGCGGCGGAAATTACTCACTTTCAGCCACTTTTATTCAGGCATTTAAACCATGAGCCTTAACGCGAATTATCAGAAGTTAGAGCCAGGCGATGAGGTTCGTCTCCTGGAGATCGATGGCCAGGCGTTTGGCCTGGATGAGGTTTTGTATTTCCACGGCTATAACGTTCCCCATACTGCAGCCGAAATCCTCGCCGCTGGCGGCGACCTGGATAAGCTGCCGGCGAAAAGCATCTGGTGGCAGGGGCGGGAGTATAAAGCCTGGCCATGTGAAATCGAAGGGATCGAGTCCTCCACCACGGGCAGTGACGCGCAGCCAACGCTGCGGGTAGGGAACATCGACGGGAAGATATCCGCGCTCTGTCTTCATTACGACGATCTGGCTCTGGCGCGGGTTGTCATCCACGACACGCAAAAACAGTATCTCGATGCGAAGAACTTTCCGGACGGGAATGCCTCAGCTGATCCGACGCAGGAGAAACGGCGCCTTTTCTTCATTGACGTAAAGCATTATGAAGACGATGAGAAGGTGGAATTTACTCTCTCCAGCCCGTTTGCCCTGCAGGGGATGATGATCCCAACTCGCCAGCTGCATGCGATTTGCACCTGGTGTATCCGCAATCAGTACCGCAGCGGTAACGGGTGCGACTATGCCGGCACCCGGTATTTTGACAGGAACAATCAGCCAGTTGATGACCCGTCGCAGGATGTCTGCAACGGAACGCTCACGGCCTGCAAATTACGTCATGGTGAGAATAGTGAACTGCCGTTTGGCGGGTTCCCCGGCACCTCATTAATCAGGAGCTGATATGCGTCAGAAAACGATTAAGGCCATCCAGGAACATGCGGCCGCAGAATATCCGCGCGAGGCCTGCGGCCTCGTCGCCCAGAGGGGCCGAGCGGAGCGTTATTTCCCCTGCCGGAACCTGGCCACAGAGTCGAAAGATAATTTTGTGCTGGCGCCGGAGGATTATGCGGAGGTTGAGGAATGGGGAACGATCACCGGTATTGTTCACAGCCATCCTGATGCCACCACCCAGCCGAGCGAACTGGATAAAGCGCAATGCGACGCGACCCTTCTCCCCTGGCATATTATCAGCTGGCCAGAAGGCGATCTCCGTACCATCCACCCGCGCGGTGAGTTGCCGCTCCTCGAGCGGCCCTTCGTGCTGGGCCACTACGATTGCTGGGGCCTGGTGATGAGCTATTTTCGGCAAACCCACGGCATCGAGCTGCACGATTACCGCGTCGATTATCCGTGGTGGGAAAAGGAGTATCCGGACAATTTTTATCAGGACTGCTGGTATGAATGCGGGTTCCGTGAGTTTGATGGCCCACCACAACCGGGTGATATGGTGATCATGCAGGTGCAGGCGGATAAGTGGAACCACGCCGGGATTCTGCTGGAAGGGAACCTGCTGCTGCATCACCTCTATGGCCATCTCAGCAAGCGCGTGCCGTATGGTGGGTACTGGATGGAAAGGACAATGAAGGTCGTTCGGTATAAGTCTCTATGTTAACCTTTAAGGAAATGGCATCTAAAAAGGATATGGAGATGAAAAAAACAGCCCTGCTATTTTCAATGTTTATGCTTAGTGGTTGTATGGCAAGTTCTTTGGAATCGCAAGAGCCAATATATTCCGGAAATTCACAAAAAAGCATAGATAAAATAAGTAAGTGCCTTGCTCCTAAATGGGTTGAATTAAGGCCATCAAGCTCAGTTATCCCTACTGAGACAGGGTATAAAATTGTCGCGTCGGATGATTTATTAGGAACTGTATCCATAGCAAAAATAGAACCTTCCAAAGAAGGTGGAAGCAACGTTCATGTTTATGCTATATCTAAAGGTTGGAATGACCCTTGGGGAAAAGCTGCGAAAAGTTGCATGTGAATTTAAATAACGAAACAAACCCACCTCGGTGGGTTTTTTATTGGGGTGAGCATGAAAGAGGTAATGACAAAAATAGAATTAGGCGGAATTTTGGGTAAAACTTTTGGGAAGTATCATCAAAGACTTGTTTCAAACTCATCTGAAGCTGTTAGAGCCTTATGTTGTACCTTAGAGGGTTTTGAAAAATTTCTTAATAAAAGCAAGGAAAAAGGGATAACGTTTGCAGTATTTAAGGGCAAAAAAAATATTGGTGAACGTGATTTATCATTTCCTCTTACAGGAGAGGTTTTACGCATAATTCCGGTTGTCATTGGTAGTAAAAAAGCAGGTGTTTTACAAACAATTATGGGCGCGGCGTTGGTTGCAGTTGGGGTTATCGTTGGATATGTTTCTGGGTGGACCGGTGTAGGTTGGGCTGTTGGTTCTAAGATGGCAATGATGGGCGGTGCTATGATGCTCGGTGGCGTCGTTCAGATGCTTTCCCCACAGCCAGCTGGCCTGGCACGAAAAGAATCCGCTGACAATAAAGCGTCCTACGCCTTTGGGGGAGTGACGAACACTGCCTCTCAGGGATACCCAGTCCCTTTGCTTTATGGCAGACGCCGAATTGGCGGCGCCATTATATCTGCCGGTATTTACGTAGAAGACCAGCAATAAGTTTTATTCAGTAAACCATCCAATTCAGGCCACCTTGCGGTGGCTTTTTTTATGGGCGTAATATGGCAAATAACATAATTAAAGGGCGCAAGGGTGGCGGCTCAAAGCAGCGTACACCGACGGAACAGCCGGATGATTTACAGTCCGTTGCAAAAGCCAAAATTCTGCTCGCATTAGGTGAGGGTGAATTTGCAGGTGGTTTAACCGGGAAAGATATTTATCTTGATGGCACCCCGCTTGAAAATGCTGATGGTTCGCAAAACTTCAGTGGTGTGTCCTGGGAATTTCGCCCCGGCACGCAGGCACAGACTTATATTCAGGGTATTCCCGGCACTGAAAATGAAATCAGTGTAGGAACGGAAGTTTCCAGCAAGACAGCCTGGACCCATACCTTTACTAATACCCAGCTTTCTGCCGTTCGTGTCCGCCTGAAATGGCCGTCCCTGATGAAACAGGAAGATGACGGCGACGTGGTGGGCAATACCGTCAGGTATGCGATTGACCTGCAGACCGACGGCGGCGCCTGGCAGACGGTGCTGGAAACCGCTGTCACAGGTAAAACCACCTCCGGTTATGAGCGGAGCCATCGTATTGATCTTCCCCAGGCCGGCAGTACCTGGACGCTACGCCTGCGTAAAATCTCTCCGGATGCAAACAGTGTCAAAGTTGGCGACGTGATGACGCTGCAGAGCTATACCGAAGTGATTGACGCGAAGCTGCGTTATCCCAACACCGCGCTGCTTTATATCGAGTTCGACTCCAGCCAGTTTAATGGCTCCATTCCGCAAATTTCCTGTGAGCCGCGTGGGCGCGTGATTCGTGTGCCGGATAACTACAATCCGGAAACCCGCGAATATACCGGCGTCTGGACCGGCGGGTTTAAATGGGCCTGGACGGATAACCCGGCCTGGATCTATTACGACATTGTTATAGCTGACCGTTTTGGTCTCGGTAATCGTCTGAGCAGCGCCAATATTTCGAAATGGACGCTGTACCAGATTGCACAGTACTGCGATCAGCTGGTTCCTGACGGGCGCGGTGGTGACGGCATGGAGCCGCGCTATACCTGTAACGTCTACGTCCAGGAACGCAACGATGCTTACACCGTGCTGCGAGACTTTGCCGCCATTTTCCGGGGCATGACCTGCTGGAACGGTGAGCAGATTGTTGTGCAGGCTGATATGCCGCGTGATGTCGATTTTACCTATACGCGCGCCAATATTGTCGGCAAACCCCGTTATTCGAGCAGCAGCAGCCAGGTTCGGTACACCAACGCCCTGGTTTCCTGGTCTGATCCGGATAATGCTTATGCTGATGCGATGGAGCCGGCGTTTATCCCGGAACTGGTTTCCCGCTACAGTTTTAACCAGCTTGAACTGACCGCGATTGGCTGTACGCGCCAGAGCGAAGCCCACCGTAAGGGTCTGTGGGGCATACTGACCAACAATAAGGACCGCATGGTCGAAATTGATGTGGGGCTGGACGGTCGCATTCCTCAACCCGGTTATATCATTGCCCTGGCGGATGAGTTGCTGGCCGGACGGGTTAACGGCGGGCGAATCAGTGCGGTGAATGGCCGGGTGATTACGCTGGATCGTGATGTGGATGCCAAACCTGGCGACCGCCTCCAGCTAAACCTGCCATCCGGTATTTCACAGAGCCGGACTATTCAGGCTGTTAACGGACGCCGGCAGATTACGGTCACAACGGCGTACAGTGAGACGCCAGAACGGGAATGCGTCTGGGCCATTGAATCTGATGACCTCTTCCTGCAGCAGTACCGGGTTACAGGGGTAAAAGAGAACAGCGATGCCACCCTCACGATCACCGGCGTGGCACATGACCCAGATAAATTCGCCCGCATCGATACCGGCGCTATTATCGACCAGCGCCCGGTTAGCGTATTGCCGGCGGGCAACCAGTCACCTCCTGACGATATTGTCATCACATCCCGCTCGGTCGTGAATCAGGGGATCAGCGTCGAAACGATGCAGGTTAACTGGTCAGCGGTCAGCGGTGCTATTGCCTACGAGGCGCAGTGGCGCCGTAACGACGGGAACTGGATTAATGTACCGCGCAGCCCGACCACCTCGTTTGAGGTCAGCGGCATTTATGCCGGTCGTTATCTGGTTCGTGTCCGCGCGATAAATGCGGCGGAAATCTCGAGCGGGTGGGCGTATTCCGAAGAGAAAACCCTGACCGGCAAGGTCGGCGAGCCGCTGGCACCGCTGGCGCTGGCAACCCGTTCGCTGGTTCATGGGGTCCAGGTTAGCTGGGAGTTCCCGACCGGCTCCGGGGATACGCTGCGCACCGAACTGCAGTACAGCAAAAACCAGGACGGCGGTGCGCCAATGCCGTTATCAGATGTGGCCTATCCGGGGAAAAGCTATCAGCAGATGGGCCTCAGTATGGGCGCCGAATTCTGGTACCGGGCGCGCCTTGTGGATCGTCTTGGCAATGAAAGCCCGTGGACCGGCTGGGTCCAGGGGATGGCCAGCGATAACTTTGATGACTACTACGAAAACCTGACCGACGCGATCAAGGATACGGCTGCCTGGGAGGAAACGCAGCGCACCATTAGCGAAACGCAGGAAGGTATCCGCAATACGCAGCAGGAACTGGAGCAGACCGCTGAAGCTCTGCGTAAGGAAGCCGAAGACCAGGCGAAACAGGTCAGCCAGGATATTGATGCATCGGCGAAAAGCATCACGGCTGATGTTGACGGGAAGATCTCCGCCGTGAATAAAACCATCACGGATGAGATCACCTCGGTTAATGAGGCTCTCGATTCTGGTCTGGCTCAGGCAAACAAAGGCGTTCAGGAGGCAAAATCCGCCGTCGCAGATGCGAACAAGCAGATCGCAACTGTGAACAAGTCGCTGACCGACAGCATCACCCAGGTAAGACAGTCAGTCACCGATACGGCTGCGGAAATCAACGCCACCATCGACCTGGAGATTTCCAGGGTCAGCAAAACGCTGGCCGATGGCGATGCCGCATTGAATGCGCAGATAAAGACTGCCGAAAATGGCCTGAAGCAGTCGCTGTCTCAGGTTAACACCACGCTAACCAATGCAGTGAAGCAGGAGACCGCGGATCGTATTGCCGATGTTAACGCGAAGGCGGCACAGGCCGCTGATGAACTGCTGGCGGCAACGCAGGGGATTGAGGCGAGTATCGAGAGCCTGACTCAGGTGATGAAGACTGCCGATGAAAATCTGGCGCGGGAAATGTCCAGCCTCGCTGCCGGCGCTAATATCCAGTTCGATTCGCAGGTTATCTGGCATTTCAACAATCAGACGACCGAGGGCTGGACCGGCAGCGCCGGCGTACCGGGTGTGTCCCAGGATGGCTGGTTACGCCCGGCGGACAGTGCCACCGATCCGTACATTACCTCTCCTGGCGGACTGGCTGTCGATGGTGCGGCGTACCGCTTCATCATGCTGCGCTTTCGTAAAACCGGCAAACCAGTCTGGGCGGGTGAGATCCGCTGGGTGTCTGCCGGCGAAAACTTCAATAACACGAAGCGATACATTGTTGCTGAGCCGGAATATGCCGATGGCGTGGCAACCCTGACGGTGCGTGATATTCCGTGGACAGGGAACATTGATCGTATTCGCCTGGACCTGACGAACCAGCAGGATGCCAGCAACTTTATCGAATTCGACTGGATCGCCGTTGGCCGGCCAGCACCCGGCGCCAGTACGGCGGCTCTGCAGGATGTGCGCAGTACGCTGAGTAACGCGCTGACCGCCGAAGCGCAGGCACGCAGCACGCTGGCGGCGCAGATGCGTGGCTCCTATGATGGGAACGATCTGGAGAAAGTCACCTCCGGGCTGCTGTACCAGGAAAAAACCGCGCGCGTTACCGCCATCTCGGCGGAAGTTAAGGCCAGAGAGTCCCTGCAGACGCAGTTTAACGACAACAAAGCTGCTGTTTCTGGTGAACTGAGTTCTCTGACGACAGAGCAGAGCGCGCAGGCGAGCCGTATCGGTGGCCTGGAAACCAGCCTCGGGAAAAAAGCCGATGCGGCCGCGCTGACGTCCCTGACGCAGAAAGTTGAGCAACAGGGCGCCACGCTGACATCGCAGGGCGCCGCGTTAACATCGCTCACTAACCGGGTTGGCCAGACGGAAACGGGCCTGGCTGGTACGAATGAGGCACTGAGCGGGCTGCAGTCTGTTGTTACCCAGCAGGGCGACAGGATAACCAGCCAGGGTCAGTCCATCACGAAACTGACGAGCGATTTGGGCACGACAAATTCCGCGCTGGCGAAGAAAGCTGAAGCGGCTGCGGTCACTGCCTTAACGCAGCAGGTAGAGCAAAACGGGCGGGATATTCGCAGCAATACTGACAGCATCACCAGCCTGTCGAATCAACTGGTCAATGGCCAGCCGAATCGCTGGTCCCGTCGGATCTATCCGGTGCAGCTGGCTAACGCCGGGACAGTCCCGTCATTCAGCGATGTTCGCGCTGTGGCACCAACGGTAGTGGATGAGGTGGCCGACGCGGCCAAACTGGACTTTACGTCCGCCGGCAGCTATCTGATCGCGCTGTATTCCTGCCAGGTGAAAGTGGCCGCAGATACCACCATCACACTGGCGCCCGGCGCCAGGGTTTTTGATGATACCGGCGCCATATTTGTGAATGGGGTTCAGGTCGCCTGGGGTAACGCCAGCTGGAATAACGTCAGTTTTGAACTGAAAGCCGGCTGGAACACCGTTGAGTTTCTGGTGAATCAGTGGACCGGCCAGGCGTATATCAACCTGGGCCTGAAGCTGTCAGACAAGGTTGCTGAGATGTACTCCGGTCTCGGGGTTTCCGCGCTGGCAAACGCAGCCGGCGTGCTCAGCTCGAATGCCAGCCAGATTGGCAACGAGGTGGTCAGCAATTCGCAGAGCATCACCCAACTCCGGAATGCGCTGACGCAGACAGACGCGAACGTGGCCAGCAAAGCGGATCAGACGGCGATGAACTCGCTAACCGGACGAGTGGAGAAGACGGAATCCGGGCTGACGGCTGCTAACGCCAACATTACCTCGCTGAAATCCGCTGTACGGGCCGGAAACGCATCAGGCGGAGATTTAATTCCCAACCCGACGTTTGACCCGGCTTATGACCAGATGGGGTTTAGCGTCGTATCCACGACGGCTGAGGAGGTCCCTCCTGGCTGCCCGTATGGTTATGCGGCCCGAATTGCCAGCCGGGATCACCATCCTAACTTTGCCGCGTTCCCGGCCACGCTTAACGATGTGATTGAGATCAGCGCACTGGTTGCCTGCGGCGCCGGTACGGCGAATTTTAATCTGTATGTTGGCACCGCCGTTCGGCCAGATACGAGCACCGGTGCGCCACTCATGGCGGGGGGCGGAAAATCACCCTCCGCGACCTGGCAGAGAACCACCTGGCGCTTCAAGGTCACGCAGGCGATGGTAGACAGGGGTTATATCCGCCCGTTCCTGCAGATCTCGCAGAACAGCCCGTATGGCACCGTATGGTTCGTTACGGACTGGCATATGCGAAATGTGACAGCGGCGCAAAAGGTTCAGGATACTGCGGATGCCACGGCGGCGGCGGTTGACTCCCTGACCACCACCGTGACGCAACAGGGTAATCTGCTGACCTCGACCGGCAACCGGACAACCCAGCTGGAAAACGGGCTGGCCACCACCAATGCCGCAGTGGCCAAAAAGGCTGATGCGACAGCGGTGCAGGATTTGACCAATACCGTCACACAGCTGGGCAACGATCTGACTGCTGCGAACAGCGCCATCACAAAACTGACCGGAAATCTGGCGAATACCGATAAAGCGCTGGCGCAGAAAGCCGATGCGACAGCGCTGGCCACGCTCGACACGAAAGTGACGCAGCAGGGTAAAACGCTGGAGAGCCAGAGCAATTCGCTGACGAATCTGTCGAACAGTCTCTCGCAGGTTGCGGCAGATATCGATGCCAGCGGTCAGATACCGGGTAACCTGGTCGTGAATCCCTCATTTGAACGCGGGCTGGATGGTTATACCGGGCGGTCAACCGCGACCAGTGTGGTGGAGGTTTCCGCTCCTCACAGCGGGACGCGGGCGCTGAAGGTTGATCCGGGGAGCGTGTCTCCGGGGCAATACATCCCGTTTGTTCAGGGGCGAACCTATGAAATCGGGGTGTGGGTCAAGGAACCCGGAGCGACGACGGATAATGGCGCGGGGAACAACAAGCTGCGGATCGGCAACTCTGCCGGCCAGCCGGTTTTTGAGCGTCCATACAACAGCGGTACGGTGGGAACAAACTGGACCCTGATTTCCGGTCGCTGGAAAGCGACGGAGACAGCCAGCCTGCCGGTGACGCTGAGTAACTATCTGATTAGCGGCAGCCGCTACTTCGATGATTTTTACGTCACTGACGTTACCGACCGGGTGGACATCGATGCCACCGCCGGCGCCGTTACCGGACTGACGAGCCGGGTCAGCACAGCGGAAGGGGCCATCACCTCACAAAGCCAGCAGCTGACGAACCTGCAGAACAGCCTGAACACGACCAACAGCAATGTGTCGAAGAAGGCCGATGCCACGGCACTGACTTCGGTCGATAACCGGGTGACAGAGGCGGAAGGGAAACTGACCACACAGAGCCAGCAGCTGACAAATCTGGCGAATGTGCTGACGGCCACCCGCAACGCCGGCGACAACCTGATCCCGAACTTTGATTTTCTGCAGGGCAGCACTGCCTGGGATATTCAGTATCCAGCCGGTGTGACCTTTGGCGATTTCGGGGACGGGAAAGCGGGGGTCCGGCTGAACCGGACGACCACTACCAGCCCAGGCATTTTCTCCAACAACAACAAGCCGGTGCCGCTGAATGGCCAGCGCAAGTATCGGGTGGTGGTGAAGGCCAAAGGTGTTTCCGGCGCGATGAGTCTGCTGATCCGTCGCCAGAACAAAATCGGCCAGACGGACAGTACGTATGAGGATAAAACGGTCACGCTGACCACTGACTGGCAAACCATCACCTGGGAAACCGGATTGACGGCTGCCGGCGCGGACGGGCAGAACTTCAAACTTTATTCTCATCCGACAAACGGTGAAATCTGGCTCGATTCCGTCCGGGTGTTTGATATCACCGATGAAACCAACATCAAGGCGACCAGCGATGCTGTTTCGTCTCTGACCGGGACGGTGACGAACCAGGGGAACACCCTGACATCACAGGGGCAATCCATCACGGCGCTGAATAACGCGCTGGAAGGGGTCAAAGGCGATGTGGCGAAGAAGGCTGATGCGTCGGCGGTCAGTTCACTGACCAACCGGGTTACCCAGACTGAAAAGGATATCCGTAGCCAGGCCGACAGCCTGACCAGCCTGAATACATCGCTGAAGCAGCAGGCGACACGGGGAGCCAACGTACTGCCGGACGGCAGTTTTGAATCCTATGCCGTCGGCGATGTTCTCAGTAATACCCGCGCCGTTATCACCAGTGAAGCTGCGCACAGCGGGACCAAAAGCCTGCGTGTTACGCGCAGTACGGAGTACAACCCGAACGCGACGGATAATAACGATACCCATATTTTTTCGGGCATGCAGGTTCGCGATAACGCGGTCTATTACGTGGAGGCGTGGGTTAAGTTGCCGGCTGGCTCGACCGCCGATCCGACCGTTTATATGGTGCTCGGATTTTCCTTCCAGGATTCTGCCAATGGCTGGTCGTGGCCTGGCCTGAACGTGAAAGTCTCCGAGTTGTCGGTGGACAACTGGACAAAAGTCAGTGGCTATCTGACCAACAACCGAACCGCGCTGAAACAGGCAATGGTGAGGATCTCCATCCCGAATACACCAAAAGTTCGCCTGGGTGACGCCTTCCTGATTGATGATCTGATCATCACTGAGGTGACCGATGCGAAAGCGGCGCTCGATGCCGCCGATGCGAATGCGCAGGCGCTTTCCAGTTTGTCCGCGTCAGTCACGCAGAACGGGAAGAATATTACGTCTCAGGGCAGCGCGATCACGAAACTGCAGTCGGATGTGACGCAACTTGGTAAGGATATTAGTGGCAAGGCCGATGCCAGCGCGCTGACGAATCTGACGACCCGCGTGACGGCTACCGAAGGCAGCCTGAAATCGCAGGGAGACAGCCTGACCAGCCTGCAGAACAGCCTGAATACGACTAACAGCAATATGGCGAAGAAGGCTGATGCAACGGCGCTGCAGAGCCTGCAGAACACCGTTGAGCAGCAAGGAAAAGACCTGACCGCGCAAAGCAACGCGCTGACGAATCTTCAGAACAGCCTGAGCATCACCAACGGGAATGTGGCTAAGAAAGCCGACAGTGCGGCCGTAAGTATGCTTAGTGACCGTGTCAGCGCTAGTGAAGGAATGCTGACATCACAAGGTAACCTTTTGACCATGCTGAAAGGATCGCTGTCTTCCGGCAGTCTCATCGGCAATGGTGGAATGGAATCAGATTTATCGCTGTGGGTAGATTCGGGGACTGGCTCTGGATTTACGTACAACGATGCTGAAAAAGCTTTGCAAACAACTACAGCCTCCATCCGGACGGCAAACATCACGAAAGTACCCGTAGAGGCAGGGACCGTCTTGACGCTTAGTCTTGAGGTGCGAAGCTCGGTTACGATGACAAACGTATCTACCGATACGGTTGGTGTTATTGCAGATTTGTCGGATCCGGTGAACTGGCTTAGCTCTACCACGAAATGGTTGAGCGGTGTAACCACCGACTGGCAGACCAAAACTTTTACCCTGAACATTCCGGCTACTTTTATCGGTAATTACGTGTATCTGAGACTGGCCGCTGGGACACTGACACCATCAACAGCTCGCTTGTTGATCCGTAACGTAACGCTGTTTTCCTCGAATGGCGTATCACAAAAGGCCAGCGCGCAGTCGGTAAGTGACCTCACCAACCGGGTCACCAGTGCAGAAGGGAAGATCACCTCCCAGGGGCAGGCTATCACGAAGCTGCAGGGCGATTTGAGCAGCACTACCGATAAGGTCAACACCAAAGCGGATCAGACGGCTCTTAACGCGCTGACTGGCCGGGTGGAAAAAACCGAGGCAGGCCTCACGGCAGCCAACAGCAATATAGTCAGCCTGACAGCGGCAGTGACCGCCGGGAAGGCAGCTGGGGATGATTACATTCCGAACCCGTCACTTGATCCAGCCTATGACCGTATGGGGTATGACGTGGTGGAGACCACTGCTGCAGGTGTGCCGGCTGATTGCCCGTTCACGTATGCTATTCGGTTGGCCGGGCGAGACCATGTGCCAAAAATCAACAATATCGCCGTGACACCGGGCGACGTTTTTGAAATGTCTGCTCTGGTAGCGTGTGGTGCCGGCAGCGCCGACTTTAATTTTTATATTGGTCGTGCCACCACCGCCACCGATGGCATCAAGGCGAGAACTTCCGGGGGCAATACTAAGACCACCACTGCGTGGAAGCGTGCCACTTGGCGCTTTACGGTGCCATCCGATACCAGCTTGCTGCGGCCGTTCCTGCAGGTTAATCAGAGCAGCCCGTTCGGCACCGTCTGGTACGCTGCCGACTGGCATATGCGTAACGTGACGGCGGCGAACAGTGCGCAGAAAACCGCAGATGCGACCGCAAAAGCGGTGGATTCACTGACCACCACGGTTAGCCAGCAGGGCGATACGCTCAGCAGCATCGGCACGCGGACCACCTCGCTGGAGAACAGCCTCCGGTCGACAAACGATACGGTGAGTAAAAAGGCTGACACGACAGCGGTGACGCAGCTGCAGGGCACGGTGACGCAGCAGGGGAATGACATCGCGGCGGCCAACAGCGCGCTGACAAAACTCAGCAGCGATCTGGCCACGACGAATGCGAACGTGAACAAAAAAGCGGACGCAAGCGCGATGAACACCCTGCAGAACCAGGTCACGGAGCAGGGCAAAACACTCAGTGCGCAGGGAGATTCTCTGACGCAACTGAGTAACAGCCTGAGCCAGACGGCAGCGGATATTGACGCCAGCGGGAAAATGCCGGGCAACCTCATTGTCAACGGCAGTTTTGAGCGCGGCGCGGCGGGCTTTACCGGCTGGAGCAGTACCGCGACGGTGGCCGATTTACAGGTTCCGCACTCGGGTAACAAGGCGCTGAAAATGTCCGCCGGCCAGTCGAACCTGGTCGGACAGGAAATCAGTATCACGCAGGGTCGCACCTACCGCATGGGGGTATGGGCGAAGCAGGACCCGGGAACTACGATTAAAGATGCGGGTAACACGAAGTTTCGTGTGGCTGACAGCACTGGCCTGCTGGTCGGCTCAAACTACGGACCGTTTAGTTCTGGCTGGCAACTGGTAACGTTTGACTGGAAAGCCACGAAGACCACGACGGCCAGTTTCCAGCTGACGACCTTCCTCAGCGCGGGGGCAATGTATTTCGATGATTTCCATGTCCTCGATGTTACGGATGAAAAGGATATCGCGGCTAATGCCGGGGCCATCTCTCAGATGAATACCCGCGTCACCGCTGCTGAAGGGGCTATCACCACCCAGGCGCAGCAACTGACGAAACTCAGCGGCGATCTGGCCGTCACGAATGCGGCGGTCAGTCAGAAAGCAGAGCAAAGCGCTGTCACCGGGTTGACCACCCGGATGACGTCTGCCGAGGGTAAACTGGATTCGCAGTCGCAGCAGCTCACCAGTCTGCAGAACAGCCTGACCACGATGAATACTGAGCTGGGTAAAAAGGCTGACACGTCCGCGGTGAGTTCACTGACCGGTCGCGTAAGCCAGGTGGAAAACACCATCACCAGCCAGTCGCAGAGCATCACGTCGCTGACCAGCACCATCAATACCATCCGCACTCAGGGAGCTAATCCGTGGGTTGACGGTACGTTTGAAAGCTACAGCGATGGCCAGGTGCTGGGCGGGAACGGCACCGCCGTTGTGGTGGCGTCTCAGAAATTCACCGGCGATAAGAGCCTGAAGTTGAGACGGGATGAGAACAACGGCGGCAACAGCGATAAACAGCTTGGCACCTGGCAGTCAGTCCGTGAGGACGCGAAGTTCCGGTTTGAGTTCTGGGCCATGATGCCGGCGGATCAGGCGCCCTCCTCCGGGTGGACAACGCTGGTCGGTATCCAGTCACAGAATGCTGCCGGGCAAAATGCCTGGCAGGTGGCGGTCACTGTCAGCGAAGCCTCTCTGGGCGCGCGCGATAAGTGGGTGAAATTCACGGGGATCGCCAGTAACAACGGGGCAGGCAGAACACGCGCGGTGGTCTGGATCTCCACCCGTGGCGCCACCGGCAACGGTACCCCTGGCTATTCACTGTATATCGACGATCTGGTCATCACGGATGTTACCGATGCGAAAGCGGCACAGGATGCCTCAGACGCGACGGCGAGTGCCGTGAGCGGCCTGACGGCGCGCGTAACGGATGCCGAAGGGAAAATCACTGCCCAGGCGCAGCAGCAGACAGCACTGGCCTCGAAAGTGGATAACGCCAACTCCCGCGTCGATAACATGGCGAAGACGCTGAGCGACAGCCAGAGCACACAGGCCAGCCTGAATACCTCGCTTCAGTCGCAGATTGACGCGCAGGCGGCCGCCAACATCAAAAACCAGACGACGCTGGACAACACGATTAAATCGGTGGCCAGTATCACCAGTACCCAGCAGACGCATGCAACGGCACTGGAGGCGCTGGCAATGCAGCAGACGACCCTGACATCCAGTGTCGGGGATCTCAGCGCTTCCGTTCAGAACACCGCTAAAACCGTGGCGGATGTGAATGGTACGGTGAGTTCGCTGTGGTCGATGAAGGTTGAGACGGTTAACGGGAAGAATGTTGGCGCGGGGATTACGCTGGGTAGCAATGGTGAAACGAGCGACATGATCCTCTACGCCGACCGGTTCTCGCTGTTTAACCGTAACAATGCGACGGCAGTGCCGGTGATGATTGCCGAGGGCAATGAGCTGTATATCGATACGGCACGTATCAAAAACAGTTCCCTGACCACAGCCAAAATTGCTGATGGTTCCATCACAAACGCGAAGATCGGCAACGAGATCCGCTCGAATGACTTTGTTGACGGGTCACGCGGCTGGCGTATCGCCAAGGATGGCTCTTCGCAGTTCAATAACGTGCTCGTCCGTGGCAGGGTCGAAGCGACTAGCGGCGTGTTCCGTGGCACTGTCCAGGCGGATGCGTTCATCGGTGACATTGCGGTGGCCAAAAGTTACGACAGCCTGACCTTCCGCCGCAACCAGACGGTACAGCGGAACGGTGCGTATCAGAACAGGGGGTATAGCATGACAGTGGTTCTGGCCTGCACCCTTGTGTGCCAGACCTATGGGACGGGCAGTGGCCTGGGGTATACCTCTGATATTACGTTCAACATTGGTGGGCAGGAGGTAACCCGCCGTATCTTCGTCGATGCCGGTAATATCACAGCCGGCACCACGGCCTTTGAATTGCGGTTTGCCGCGCGCCTGGATGCTGACTACAACAATGTCGGCTTCTTTATCAAAGCGACAGGTCGTACTGCCGCGATTGATTACACCTGCACAGTCGAGAACATCACCGCAACCGCATTTCGGACGGACAGCAGTTCATTTAGCTAACAGAGGCCCCGTAAGGGGCCTTTTCTTTTCCAGGGATAATCATCCAGGAGGAACTTTATTATGGCGATGTATGAAGTCGGCACCGTCACGGGCGCAGCATCTCAGGCGCGAGTGACAGGAGCGACAACAAAGTGGTCACAGGTGGCGCTGGGGATACAGCCGGGGTCGATTCTGGTGGTCTACCGCAGCGGTAGTGCTGACCTGTATGCGATCAAATCCGTGGACAGTGACACGCAGCTGACGCTGACCCGGAATATCACCACCGCATTTTCCGGTGCCAGTTACGGCATTATTACCGCTGAAACCGCCAGCACCTCGTCGTTTGCTAACCAGCTGGCCAGCGCATTTGCATTCTGGCGTAGTGTGGTGGAGGGCTGGTCGATGGCCCTGACCGGCAGCGGCAATATCACCCTGACTGACCCGATCACCGGAAAGCAGGTGACCGTACCAGCGATAGCCGGGATGGCGAAGGCATCGGATCTTAACGCGCTGGCAAAACTCACCGGAGGAAACAAACTCGACGGCTCGCAGGTTATAACCAGCGATAATGCCGGTTTTATTCTCGGTAAGAACTCAGATCTGGCTCTGCTCAAAAAACAGGGGCAAGGCGGGACAATTGCCGTTGGCTCGGGAACACCGTTCAGGGTTCAGCGTTCAAGAGCGAACACTGTGTCACCGTCAGATACCTTTGATGACATCCTCGTTATTGGGACCGATAACCAGACGACGCTGCCTGGAGATTTGGCTGTTGGTGGTAGTTTCGATAACACGGCAAAGGGCAAGCTGTATTCTCAGGCGTTAGAGCTGTCAATGGGCACGCCTTACATTGACTTTCACTACAACAGCAGCAGCGCCGACTTTACCGCCCGTATCATTCAGGACAGGGCGAACCGTATTAATTGTCAGGTGGCAAGTTTTTGGGTCACTGACGGGCGTATCACGGCATCATCCACCATGCCAGCCAATCCATCTATTGGAACGCAGCTGACCTCCAACCCTGTCAGATCCATGATGCAGGGGCGCGGGGCTTACGGCGATGTGGACGGCGCTTACGTGCAGATGTACATGGAGGAGCTGGTAGGCACTGAGCACAGGTTGGTGCTCTACGCGGATGGCTTCGGGCGTACGGACGCATGGATATTTCGCGCTGGCGGCACAATCTCCACCGGAAAAGGTGACGTAATGACCACCGGATCAGACGTGCGTCTGAAAGAGGGATTCACGGAAGCGCCTCGGAATGCACTGCAGCGTGTTGAGAGGTTAGGGGTATGTGAGTATCAGATGAAAGGAGAAGACCGCCGACGTCGTGGATTTATCGCGCAGCAGGCTGATACTGTGGACACTACTTACACCTTCATGGGATGCGAGCAGGAGATCGATGGGGAAAAGTTCCAGGTGATGAACGTAGACTATGTAGCCATCATTGCTGATCTTGTGTCGTCAGTCCAGGAGCTTAGAAAGCAACTTTCTGATTTAGTTGAAATAAATAAGCAAAATTAG